CGCCATGGGTGAAAAATATACTGCTGTATGGAATGATAGGTGGATGTCAGGTAGTCATTGGCATTCTATAACCAAGATCTTTCGGTTCGAACTTGAAGAAAATGAAGACATGCTTCATGCTCTTGATCGAATTGGATTAGTTGATGCGATCACTGTGTTATTTGAAGGATGGCCCCGTATGCAAGGAGAAGAAGATAAAGATATTGTCGCTACTAAAACACTGGAAGATCGAATAAAAAGTTAGGAAAATATATGATTGATTTATCACAACTTTGGCCTCACCAGCTTCAAACTTATGAGTTTGGTAAAAATAAACCATCTGTTTTAGATGGATCTTCGAGTGGCACAGGGAAAACAAATAGCCACGCAGCGATTGCTGAATACTTTTTAGAGAATGGTGGTTCTAGAGTTCTAATAACTTGTCCTAAGACTTTAGTTCGGGCGGCTTGGCTCGAAGATCTTTCAAGATTTTTCCCTGATTTATCGGTTTCTTTGGCAGAAGCTCCTGAAGAGAATAGGAAAAAAGCTTTTGAAGATTCTTCAGATATACTCATTCTTAATCAAGATGGAATGACTTGGTTAGCCAAACAAAGTGATAAGTGGCTAAGAAATCGTCTTGGTAAAAATGCTTTATTAATTAATGATGAAAGTCACGCGTATAAGAATCCTGAAGCCCAAAGAACAAAAGCGAGTTTTAAACTAGCTCCATATTTTGTCAAACGGCATTGTATGAGTGGAACTTTTGCTCCAAACTCTGTCACTGAGCTTTGGTCACAGTGTCGAATAGTAGATGATGGGCAACGATTAGGAAAACGATTTACAGCGTTCCGAAATCTCATGCAATTCCCTACAAAAAAAGGCCCATTTACTCAGTGGATAGATCGGCCTGATTCTGCTGAAATTGTTCACGGTCTTTTGGGCGATATATTAATTCAGCATTCTTTTGAAGAATGTATGAAGAATGTTCCAAAAATGGATCATAGAATAATATACTATGATTTATCTGACAAGCACAGAAAAATATACGATGAACTTTGTCGTAATGCTTTTCTACAATATGAAGGAAAAAATATTTCGGCAGTAAACAAAGCGGCTCTTGCCGGCAAACTTTTGCAATGTGCTTCAGGCGCAATGTATAATGATCCAGATGGTCGTGATAGAACTTGGTCTACTGTAGATAATGGACGATATAATCTCATTGGTGATTTATTTGAAGGTCGAGAACATACCATATGTTTCTTTTTATGGAAACACCAAAGAGCAGAACTTATTAAACAATGTATAGCTCGGGGATTGTCATACGATGTAATCGATGGAGATGTCTCTTCTACAGAAAAGCGTAATGAAATAATAAAAAACATGCAAGCCGGAAAGCTTAGAGTTCTATTGCTTCACCCCAAGAGTTCGGCACATGGAATTACGCTTACTAGATGCACTACAGTTATTTTTGCATCTCCTACGTACCAAGCTGATTTGTACCTACAAGGTACAGCTAGAATAAGAAGAGGACTCCAAGATAAACCTACGGAGTCCATAATAATTCTGGCTAGAGATACTCACGATTTTAACGCTTACGAAGTTTTTACAGGAAAAAGGAACTATATGGAAGCTTTGAATAATCTCTTCGAAGGAAAAACTAATGTCTAATAAAGCCAGAAGTAGGATAGGCGAATTATTATTTTCTGCGACAGCGAGTGCAGTCAGCATGCGAACAATAAATTAGCCATGGAGCGCCTTGAAAAAATTCTTAGGGGGACTGAATAGTTTTAGAAGGAGCCTTTCGTTCAAGACGCTTCCCATACTTTCTTTTCAAACCAAGGTCTGCATCGCTATGCGGTGGATTTAGATCTCTTAACCAAGATGGAGAAATCTTAAATCTCACTGTATTGATTTTAGTTCCCTCAAAATCTCTTTCTGTTAAGAGAAAATCACCGAAGTGTTTGATTCTTACTGGCTCTCCCTTAGCAAGGGTATCTTCGATCACTTCCAGTATCGTGTTTGTAGCTCGTACTATTTCGTCATCTGCCAACATCAATTTAGCAGCGAGTTGTTTTCTCCAGTCTATTGCAATACGGGCTTTTAGCTTGTCTTTTTCTAACCGATCTTTTAGTAATTTTGCTAGATGCTGCTTGTTAGTAAGACCAAGTGATTCGGCTACTGTGGGGTAGGTCTTAACGACGTACTTCCCAAGGAAAAGGAGAACGGCCATACGGCCGTCTTTTTCATAGTTTAGCATTAGCTATTCCTCGCATATAGGCAAGCGCCTTTTCATCAGGAGTAGTTCCAGGATGGCGTAATATCAGTTCTAGTTCATCAGGAGAAAAATGTTTTGATCTTGGAGAAGCTAACCAAGTCCTCCACATTTCTGATCCCATTGGCTCTGCTTCGGTGCCCTTTTTACGAAGAGCTACGGTAGCAGCAGTTGGTAAAGTAGCTAGGGTTTCTTTAATTCCGCGTCCAGCATTTACAATACCTGATCCTAGATCCCGAAAATTTTGTCCTGTTGAACTCCACAAGTTTGGGTCTTTCCTATTTTGTAGTAGTTCTCTCTCTAATCTTGCGTCTTTCTGTGCGAGTTTTCCTAACCCAAAAGCACCGCCTGTTGCTATGTTTAGGCCTTCCTGTATAGGCGCTTTCGTCTTACCTAAAGCAGTTTCTACAGCGCTGATCTGCCTCTCAAAAGGACTCGCGAACTTTCTTATTGACTTTCGCAGCGGTCTACCAACTGGTGTCATAGTCAATCCTGCGCCTAGTAGTCCTGTTCCTTTTGCGATTGTGCCAAGCATGGAGCCACCACTGTCATCATCGTATTGTCTTGTCATGTTGTAACTCCTGCTTTAGCTGCTCTTGCGGCCATTTTTCGTTTGATAAAATCTGTTAACGACTCTCCAACTGAGTCCATCGCGGCGCCTGTCGCAGACATACTATTTGCCGAATCCCGGAAGCCGCCGCCAAATCCATAAATATTTCTCTTCTGTCTTCCTTCATATGCTTCGATGCCGGGTTTTCTCACATCCTGGTAAGCCTTGCGCATATTTCCATATAGTCCACCACCATTCTTGGTTAAGAAGCTGTCAACATGTCCTGCTAGAGGATTTAGATATTTTTGCACCGTGTCCGGAATTCCACTCTTAAGTAACCTACGGCTACTTGGTACTGCGAGTGCTCCAGCCGCCAGTAATGGCGCAGCTACTCCCCATCCTCTAGGTTTCTTTCCGTCGTCCTCATCAACAGGTTTTGATCCGTTAGGCATTAGTTTAGGCAGTAACCATCCGCCTAGTACGCCACCCGCAAGCATGCCCAGAGGGCCTCCCCAAGCGCCTGTAGCGGCTCCCGTGGCGGCTCCCGCTGCAGTTCCTACGGCGGCCCCTGCTGCGCCTCCTAAAGCTCTTCCTAAGGCCGCGCCACCTACCCGACCTATAGCACCACCTCCCCAGCTTCCGGCGGCGTCTCCAATCATCTGTGGGACTGTGGCTCTGTCGTAGAAATTAGAGGCATTCATCGTCCCTAAGTTTCCTGCGGTCGAGCCTAAGAATGGAAGGACGAAGCTTCCTTTTCCGCCTAACAATTTGGCACTAGCCAATGCGCCTGCTGCCCATCCGCCTTCACCTGCCGCATTCTGGACAAAGTTCGACTCCTGTTTTCCCTCACTTCCTCGTGGTAGACGTGGGTTCCTGACTTCAGCGTACTTATTCGCCTGCATTACCTGGTCGCTATCTAGACGATCATCTCCAAGCTGATAGGCTATGCTTTTGGCCATGTCCGGATCTACGCCAGAATTAACCAGTTCGTCTTCTACTTGCCAAGAGGTGTATGTAGCCATTAATCTTGTCCTAGTGGATTACTGTAGTAGTTACGAAGAGCGTTGATTCCATATGCCGCTGCCAGTCCGGCGCCACCACCTATAACTCCTCCTGCCGTGTTACGTTTCCATCCTTTGGGAATATTTTGCGGATCCCATTTATCTAATGCTGTTATACCTAGCGCGCCAGCGCCAGCGTCCATTCCCAGCGCGGCAATTGTCCCCGGCCAGTCAGTCTTATGCCTGTCCTTAGCGGCAAGTGCCCGCTTCTTCTGGTCACCCGGAATGTTGGGGTCCGACAGGAGGGCTAGTAATTCATCTTCGTTCATTTTGTTCCCCAAAGTGTAATTTGTAATGTAAAATCTCGCTAAGTTAGAACTGAATGTTTTTTGTTTGTTTTTTCAAAAAAACTTTAACTTTTTTCAAAAACACATTACAACTTCTTTTAGTACTTAGAGCGTAGAAATCAAGGACTTACGAGACTTTTCCAGATTACATCTTGCTTACACGCTTACACGCTTGTTATCCAAGGGATTTTCGTACTTCCTACGGTCTCCGAACCTGTTTTCCGCCATCCCACCACCTACTGCCCCTATCGTACCGCTGACTCCACCAGCGTAGATACGCCCTAGTCGGGTGTTGTCCTTTCCTGCTAGCACAGCAAACTTTCTCGCTGGCAAGTGCCCTCCAAGTCTTTTCCCCAGCAGCGCACCCCCCGTTCCTCCAGCTATAGTTGCTCCTATCATAGCTGCTAGGGCTTTGTGCGACATAGGAACATAGCCTTCTTTTGCCTTCTCCAACTTGGCCTTGTTCTCCTTCATAAGAGCTTTCTTCTTGTTCTTGTCGCTCGTCAGGTACTCACCAAGTTCCCCAAAACCAACTGCTCCCGCAAGACCTGCACCTCCAGAACCTGCAACAAGTGGTGCTGCGTCTATCATTTTCTTCCATGTTTCGTGGGAGTTCTTTATAACCGGCGCTATCCCTGCTGCTTTGTTGAAGAGATCATCAACGATCTTCTTTCCTATCCTGCTTTTCTCCATGCGTTCCAGAAACTTGCCTGTGGGAGATAAGTGTTCAGCAGCTTTCAAGCCAAGGACGCCTAAACCAACACCTCCCGCCATCTCCCCCATTCCTTCATATTGCCCATTCTGCATACCATGGCCAGCTATTGCTCCTGCTAATGCTCCATGTATTCCGTGCCCAACTCCATGCCCTATGTTTAGTACTTTCCGCACCCTTCCTTCTGGTGCGTTTTTCCACATTTTCTTGGCTCCTTCCAGGACTCCAAGATGCGCGATGTTAAACACCGGATCAGGCAGAGCTTTCGTAGCTCTATATCCGAAGTAACCTTGACCAGCACCTCCAATCCCAGCGCCTATTACGGCTCCGTAGGGAAGGCTATTATCAGGTTCTTCGTAGTATCTACTCATGCTAATGGGCTCTTGTATTTATCTGAATCGTCCATTGCATTATACCATCCAACACCAGCGCCAGTTCCTCCAAGTAGCGCGCCACCAGCTTCGGCAAGGCCGATGCCAATCCGCTTGTGCTCAGCTATTGTATCCCACGCTTTGCTTTCAGCTGCTTTTACCTTCGGCTCCTTCTTTCTAGCATCTGTTAGTCTTTCAACTGCATCTCTTATCTTTCTTGCTTTTTCATCTCCCTTAAGCATTCTCCCCACTCTTGGTCCAAGGAGCTTACCAGCTCCCCACCCAGCACCAAGTCCCCCTGCGGCAGTAGCCGCCATTGTACCAAGAGGGTTAGGTTTTCCACGGCTGGCTTCAGCGTACTGGGCTAGTAGTGCGGCTTGTTCTGCTTCCTTGGCTCTACGTTTCTCGGGAGAAGTTAAATGGCGGCCTGCGGCACTACCTAGTTGTTCGGCTATCATAGGAGCTACGATGTAGCCCCCAAGCGGGACTCCAATTCCAAGGGCTTGCGCTAACTTAGGTGACGTTTCTGCTATTTCCATAATCTTACTGGTTGGTAACCACTTATGGCGAATACCCTCAGCTGCGATTAGCGCAGATAATCCTGCTCCTATACCCATGGCGCCCTCGTAGTCTCCTTGCTGAGCTTTATTTCCTGCCCAACCTCCGACGCCAGCGCCTATTGCACCCACTAAGCCAGTAACCCCTTTAGCTACTCCACCCTGTAGACCGAGTTCCTTTCCAAGAAGGTGGCCGACGTAGCCCTTACCCGCGCCACCTAGTAATGCACCTAAAATGGCGCCGTAGGGTACAGAGCTCTTTTTCTCTTGCCTATCCATCTTTTTTCCTCTCTAAGCACTTCTCAGAATCAGGTTCTAGGTTGTACCTGCACTTAGCAGGCTGGCACGGGCACCCGTAGACGAGTAGATACACACATTTTCCACAAGTCTCTTTGCTTACCATGATGTGTCAACTACGGCAGGTGCTAGAGGGCTGTTGTATCTACCTACGCCATAGGCAGCAGCTAAGGCACCTAGACCAAGCCCAAGTTTCTTGATTTGGCTTATCTTTCCTTTTGGTATTTTCTTCGTCCCCATGGCCGCTTGGGAGGTAGCCAGATCAGCTACTTTACTTGCGGCTAGTTTCTCTCGCTCAATGGCCGCTATTCTAGCTGCGACCTCTTCTTCCGAGAGCCTTGGTCGACTTGACGCTAAAGGTTTTCTAACACTAGCCGTAGGCGCAGTAGCACTTGCTTCTGCCCCTTCTAGCGCCTCTCTCCACGCACCTTGTTCTTGGTGGCGTAGTCCTAGTGCCCGCGCTAACTTAGCACTCGCCGCTTCCTTCTCCGCTGCGGCTCTTAGCGTCTCTTCAGGTACACCGAGACTACCCCTATCCGCGTGCTCCAGCATAGCGTTTATCCAGCTTGGTTGTCCTGCTTGTTTCCCGACGCTTACGGCTGGATTCCATGACTGTGGTATCATCTTCAGAGCGCTGCGTCGAGGAGGAATAACTTTCAAAGCATTACGCGGTTGCGCAGCTTGTTTTAGTTGCGCTTGGGACATTCCTCTAGATTTAGCAAGATCAAAAAGTTCTCCACGAAACGCATTTTCTTCAGATGACATCATAGCCTCCTATTAACCTTGTCCTAGTGGATCAGCGTACTGTTGCTTACGAGGATCCATCATCATCCCCATAGCTCCGATCCCCCCGGCTCCACCCAATCCAAGTCCTGCTCCTGCTCCACCCATCTGCGCGGCATTAAATCCGCCTAGGCGCGGTTTACCCATCATACCCGCTGCTCCTCTTGTCGCCATGTGGCCTGCGCCAGCTCCTAGTGAAGCTCCAATTGCGGCGCCCGCAGCACCCCCCGCTGCCTGAGACCATGGGAAGCCAGAACCATCGTCTACGTCTTGGTCAGGCTCTTGCTCGTTTGGATCACCTTCTCCACCACCTTGTTCCATCTGTTGAAGCATTGCTAATATTTGTTTCTTGTCCTCAGGACTAGTTTCTGGCGACATAAGGGCTTGAATAAGCTGTTGCTGCTCGTCGCTCAAACCTTGTGGTTCACTGTCCATCATTCCACCTGCGGCTGATCCGGCCATTCCGCCAGCACCAAGACCAGTAGCTGCGCCAGCGATGTCACCACCAAGCTGGCTGCGAGTGCCTCCTTTGAAAGCGCCTTCGCCATACTCGCCTGCGGTTTTTAGCCCTTTAGATACAGCGTTGGAGCCGGCTAGATTGGACATTGCGCCACTTAGTTTCTTACCCATCGGGCCACCGACCAGCGCACCAATTCCAGCCCCGGCTAGACCTCCGACCGTAGCGCCTGCGGCGGCACCCCACGGCATATCACCTTCCATTTGTTGAAGGAGTGAGTCGGCGTCCTCCTGGGTAATTAAACCACTTTCGACGGCGGATTGAATTTGTTCTGGTGAAAACTGTTGTTGTGCCATTTTATATGTCCTCTGGTGTTTTGGAGCCCTTGCGCAGATTATACTCTGACCAGAGCGAGTTTGAATAGATTAGTGTAGTCCATTATAGCGGGCTCTTGTAAGAGTCAGTTTTACAGGCGTTAAGCCCTGGGTAGCGAGTGCATACTGCACTCTTAACCTGTTTTTTTTCTTCCGGCGTACCATGCTGAGAACTTCTTGCAAGGGCCGCAACGGCGTGAGACGGGTCATTGTACGGGTATCTACGTTCTTTTTTAAAGACGAAATCATCGTCTTTTAATGCATCGCGCTGGTCTTTCGTTAGCTTAGCCATTAATCTTTCTCCAGTGGGTCTTTATAGTGCTCGTATGTTTTATATCCTATCCCTGCTGCTAGCGTACCACCACCCGCCAGCCAAGCTTTCCTTTTCCACTGAGGTTTAGGTATCTTTCTTGGTTCACCCATGAAGTTGAGCAGCGCCGTGTTACTCTTTTTCGACACACCTTGTACTGGAGGTGGTTCCCTCTTGGTTTCCGCCTTAACTTCTGCCTTCGGTCTTGGCCCCACTTTTTCCTTGGGCTTTGTTGGTGCAACGTCCTTAGCCTTCTTCTTGGTTTCTTTCTTCTTCAGTTCTTCTATAAGAGCCTTATCTGGCCTTCCACCATTTATCGCTCTTTCTTTGTCACGAGCAGCTGTCAAGGCTTCACCTTGCGCTTCGTTTAATAGATCACCTTGCTTGTGGTTTGTCCAAATTCCCATGTTCTAAGCTCCTAATGGGTCTTTGTAAGCGCGAAGTCTCTTTCTTTCCTTCTCTTGCAGCTTATTATAGCCGTACCCTGCTCCTAAACCTACGGTTCCACCGACTATATTGTTTAAATAGTCCTGCCAAGACTCGGCTGACATAAGCGTTCCAATAGGTTTAAGCTTTGCCATATTTTGGAACGCTACGGTTCCTTTACCTCTGTATAGCCTACGCATACCAGCGCCTACAGCTGTACCAGCACCAGCGCCCAAGAATATAGACCCGAGAGCAGTTGGGGTGGTGAAGATCTTATTTTCTTCTTCTTGGTCCATGATCTAGGCGCCTAGTGGATCTTCGTAGGGACTTGGTCTACGTGGTGCGATCATTGAGCCAAGAGCGGCGCCACCAATTGCTCCACCTGTTCCAAGTGCTGCTTTTACCAGCGGACTGCTTCCGATCGCTGCTCCAGCTAACCCACCTACAGTCCCTCCTGCAATACCACCCCATGGATGTCCTTGTCCATACTTCTTCTTGGATGGAGGATTTGCCTTATCAAAGGCAATAAGACTTTCATAGGCTTTCTTTTTATCTTTCGTTGCTATATCTGGAGATGCTAGTATTTGTAATGCTGCATCTCGATCTACCTGCATGACTTTACCATAAGGATCGACGATGGCCTTACCACGAGTATCTAGCCCTTGTTTAAGGTACGCAGCATCCTGCTTTGATAAGAAGCCTGCTTTTACAGCGGCATCTACCTCTTCGTCAGTATACACAGGTTTCTTACTCATATTCTATGTCCTAGGTTCAAGGCGCTACGAATAGCGCCTTATGCCTTCAATCGCCCGGCCGTTTGGTAGGTGACTTCCCAAAGGGATTTGTCTTTCCGCCACCCTTAATTGGCGGCTTGCTCTTACCTTGGGTATTTTTTACTGGTGCCTTCGGAGCACCCGAGCTTCTGCCTGAACTTGCCATTTTACTTATCTCCTCTATTAATAAACGGGGGGCTTTTTGCCGGGTTTAGCCGGCGCTTTCTTCTTCATCGGTTTTCCACATGCCACGGTCTTATCCTCTTGGTTGGTGTTGTGAGGCTAAGCCTCGTTATTTATTGCCTTGGTATAACGCTTGCTGAAGCATCACCCAGCACACTCTCAAGCCAGTTCCCGGCCATTGATCTTCCTGCTATCTCTCCTATACTGCCTGAGCTTCGGCCCAGGGCTCTATTAAGGCTCTTGTCGCCAATTCTGGCCCCGCTATATCCGGCAACTCCCGCTAGCGCGGCCCTGGCGAAGTTAGGTGACTTCCCTTCCAGGGTATCAGATAGAGCCGATTTAACCGAAGAGTATGCTGCTCCAGCACCTCCAGCACCTCCAGGAGTCATCGTTTTTCCGGCTGAATACCAGCCGATTGGATCAGATGTGTCTCCTCCTAGATTACCTATGAAGTCAGCCGCATGCTCCAGCAAGCCCTCGGCAGGGTATTGAGAAGCTTTGTAGCGCCTCGCAGCCATCATAGCATTATACCCCTCAGGAGTTATACCTGTTGCCTTCATTGCTCCAAGAGAGGTTAATCCTGGGTTAGCTCGCAGTTTGTCTCCTATGCGCTGAAAAGCATTCGGCCTGGTTTCTCTTGGTCTATCAATTTCAGGAATGTCGTAGTTAAAACCCCTAGCTTCTCCGTTTATCAGAGTTTTGTACTGAACAGGCTGTGGGTGTTGGGTATACATAATACTTTGAGTATTAGGACCACTGTAACTATCATTGTGCTGAACAGTGGGGTCTAATCTTATAGGCTGTCTACCCGCTGGTTGAGTTCCAAGTGGGTTTTGGTACCGCTCTAAGTAAGTATCGCTCATTACTTAATTCCAGTTTAGCTAGCGGCCTTAGGTTTTCTTGCCCGGGGTTTTTTAACCTCGCCTGGTTGAGATGGCTTGGCTTTTGCTTGGGCATTCGCCTCTGCGACTGTTGGCGGCGTCTTCGCTTCTCTAATGGGCTTCGTAGCCGAGAGCTCTCCCTTCATCGCGCGGTCATACTCATCTTCGGCTCCTTCGTGGTGAGGCCCAGGGCGCTCTTGTGGCTTCGTACGTACGTGCACGTCGCCTGTAGCAGGCGGCTTGAATTTTTCTCCCTGTCTCAATGCAGCGTATTCTGCGTATTGCGCGCGGTCGGTTTTCCTGGAGGTTCTTGTTCCTTCTTTCGGCGGTTCATAAGCCTCGCCCTTACGTGTGTTAGCGTATTCGGTATACTGATCAATAGCATTCCCGGACTTAGATGGGGCCTTCTTTTTAGCCGGCGCGTCCTTAGCTAACCTAGCTTTGAGCTTGTCAGCGGTAGTGTGCAGGCCCTTTTCCGCATAGTCAGGATGTGTGAGACCAGTAACGTGAACTTTGCCACCGGCGAGGAACTCAGTCTTTGCTCCTGCCCAGTGGCCGCCAAGTGCGCGTAATTTCTTTGTTGTTTCATTAACCACGATTGCCATTTTTGCCTCTTTTTAGCCAGCTTGGCTGTTGTCGCCGACTATTGCGGCCTTGATTTTAGAAGATATTATACCAGAGATTTGTAATGTAAAAACCAACTAAACTAGAACCGTAGCTTGTTATTGTTTTTTAGAAAAAAAACTTTAACTTTTGTTAGAAAACTACTTACAACTTCTTTTCTCTACTAAGAGCGCGCAAATCAATGACTTACGACACTTTCCAAGATTACATCTTGCTTACACGCTTACACCGTTGATCCTAAAGGACTTTTGTACGAGTAGAAGGTTTTGCCGCCTTCGGCTCTACCCCGCATGGTAGGATCAGCCGCCCAAGTCTTGTTGGCTTCCTCGTACCCCCTACTAGCCACTCTTGGAGCTGGATCACTCTCTTTGAAAGTGTTCTCCCACCCGCCTCCAGCGTAACCACTAGGTATGGCTCCGGCGTTTGCATACTTTGGACCATTTGGTACAGCTCGATCTCCGGTTGGACGATATAGTTCTTTATCATCTGTGGGATAGATATCATGAGGAGGTTTATATGCAGCTTGCGCTACCTCTTCTACAGGTGCTCTACCTGGAGACTGAAGAGGTGGGTAATATTGGTTGTACACTTTAGCCATCTGCCGTCTTGGTTGCGGATCGTCAGAACCCATTAGGAACTGCATGCGCTCTACTGGTGTTTGTAGAGTCTGCTGTGCTTGTTCATTTCTCTGGTAGTTTTGTGCTTCGCGTGCTTTCCGCTCATCATCAAACCTAGCATATGCTCTGGCGGCTTCTTCCATCTTAGCTTTTCGTGCTCTGATGTCGGGATACCGTGCTGCGTACCAAGCCGTTGCATCTCCTGGTTGGTTATCACCGTGGACACGTTGATCTATGTATCGTACTAGAGCCTCTTCGTCATCGTACCCTGTAGGAGAATTATCCTTCAGTCCAGTGTTATACATAGCCTGATGATCTGCCTCGTGGCGCATAGTACCACCGTAGTTATCAAGTGACTCTCCGGGTTTAGTAAGAAGTATGGTGTCACCACCGACGAGATGCTCGTTTTCCGCTATGTTTGAATCAAGACCTTTATAGCTACCATTGACATAGTCGTGCATATTAATACCATCCAATTCCTTTTTTGGTGGTATCGCTAAACCGTATACGCCATATTTATCCTGAACTCCAGGGGCAACGTGCAGCTTGCTAGGGTTGAAGCCGTACCTGGAAAGCTCGTCTGCATCTAGTTGGTCTAGAGCCCCCGACCTGAAGCCAAGATGTTTCATACGCATGGCATACGCATATAGTTGTTCTTCCGAAAGATCACGTAGTGGATCTCTGTAGGTGTCGTAGTCTACCATGTTATTTATCCTCTAAGTGACGGCGTTGATTTTGCTGCCTTTATTGCTTTTACTGCGAGTGAACTCTGCTAATGGCTTTTCAATACCGCACCTATTACACGCTTTAGTCCCACTCATATTAGCCTGCTCTGATACTAGATGATTCAACGTCGCTGTCTTTCTTACTTTTCGCTGTGCTCCAGTTGGAGGTTGCATCCTGCAAAGGCAGAGGCAGTTTGCCATACCGATCGTACTTCCAAATATCACTTGTTAGCACTCCACCAGCCGACGCAATACCTTTGCTCATTCCACTGTTGACGGTCGCTTTAATAGCGTCTATCGGGATTTCTGAAGGGCCATAAAGTCCTGCTTTACCCGCCGCGTACCCAATGTAGTCGCCAAATGTCCAGTTTGATCTATACGGTGGGGTCCAACTCTTGTTTCCGTCCTCGTCCTCGTTATCACTAAATGCCATTTTGATTGCTTCTCGTATAACTTCGGCGAACAACAACACTGGGATGTAAGCAAGTATCAAGAAAGCCAGTGGGTATCCATTACCTTCTTCTCCGAGCTTAGCCCAAGCAGGTTTCCCAATCTGGTTGTCAAAAGCCAGTATGTAAGATCGCCAGATACTCAGCAAGCTAAAATATGGATTACTCATCGGTAACGAGCGCGTAGTAGCCCCAGGACGTACTTGGCTTTCTTCAACGAAGCGGAATATAGCTCCACGGACGCGCAGATCGCGCTCAATTTCTTTGGTATCTCCAGCATCGACAGCAGCACAATATTCATCGAATGTCAGAAGATGCAGAACTTCCCCTGCTTTTTCTCTCGCTTCTGCTGCTTCTACTCCGTAACCAAGAAGTTCAGCTTCTGTCGACGTGCGAACATCCTCCCATGTCAAACCGTGGCGTGCAAGCTCTTCAGCAGTACCCGCAGCACCTACCTGTGCGCCCTTAGCCCAAGCGATCAGCTTTTCGTTTGATCCGTGCCCAGCTAGTTTAGAGGTTCCTCTACCTATGGCATCGACACCTATCATCTTGAACCACTGGCCAAGTAGCTTCTGGGCCCACATAGCAGTTTCTGGACCATTATAAGTGGCTTGTAAGTCTTCATTCTGGAACGAGTGACTCTCAACACCTGCCTGCTTGAGCATCAAGTCAACTGCTCCTGGAGGCATTCCCTTAAACTGGTTTATCAAACTGGCGCGCGTCTCATTCATGACTTTGATGAATGCCTTCCCGTCTCCCATTTTTACTAGGACTCCAAGTGGATCTACCAGACTGGTGAGTGCATTAAGCGAAAGATGAACTATGTCGACATAAGCATGCAGTCCAGAACGGATGTTGTTCAAGTTCTCGTTCATGATCTGACCGCCACCCGAATGGAAGTTAGCTCTCACCCAAGCTTCAGGATTGTTCGGGTACATCGCTTCCAGCCAATGATCAATAGCATCACGCTGTTTCAAACCTAGTTGTCCATTGACGGCGTCAACATAATTGATCGTAAGAGCTACAGCTTTGGCAGCAGCTTTAGAATCCTCAGCCTCTAATCCCACTTGTTGCCACAGCCCAGCAAAACTGCCCAACGGGTCAGTCACCATTTCACCTGTGGCATCTTTCTTTCGTAGCTTAGGTAATGTTGATACTAGGCGAGCAAACTCAACGCGCTTAGTTGCATTACGCGCATACCTAGCCAGGACAACCGTCGGATCAGTTTCAAGGGTCTCAAGCACTCTTTCATGGGTCGCCTTGTCCTTACTTCCTAGTAAGAAGTTAAGCTCCCGTGGATTCTTGAACCTAAAGCCTGGAGTAGAAGTCACTCCTGATCTCAATTGATGCAATCTCCACCCTGGAAGAAGGTGCTCATCATCACGTTCGAGATAGAACTTAACGAACTCCGGTTGAGTCATAGCCTTTACTTTTGCTACCGCCACAGTTATATTGGATTCATCCCCTGGATCTTGGTTGGAGTTAATCCAGTCGATGTAGTGAACCTTTACATCGTCCCAACCATCTTTGAACGATTGTTCTCCGAGATACAGAGCGACAGTAGAATCCATGTTGTCTCTGATATAGTCATTCTTAGGAATCATCGGCCAGTAATCTTTACGATTTGGAACTGCTAAATACTTAACAAGCGCAGGATCATTCTCATATTCAAATATCTTTGCCAAGAGTCTCTTTATTCTTTCATGGGCAGCGGTAACGTTTGGAGGTACAACAGGCGTATCGCCACCTTTTAGTGGATACAGTAAACCTAGAAGATCTTTTTTACCCGCCTCGGTTAGCTTCACAACTATGTCAGCAGCTTCGACAAACCATCTTTGTGACTGCGCCTTTCCTCTTTCTCCTGCTCCAAGCGGTTTGAAACCAGCCAAGTTCCAAGCCATAGGTTGAAGTGTGTTGGCAAATTTAATCAAGGAAGGAATACCCGTTGCAAGGACTTGCCCGTACGGGACGTTTAAGTAACCACCAAGAAGTTCGTTGTATGTTTGCGTAGTCTTTTGTGCTGCGCCAAGTGCACCTTTTGCATACCGCTTGGATCTATCCAGAATAAGTCTATGTGCGATCGAGTCTGTGTCAATCAGAGACTCAGTGGCAGGTATATAGAGGTCAGCTTTAGCAAAGCTCTCTATAACTGCATCGTTCTCGGCCGACGTGGCTTCAAGAGACTTACGGTTCTTCTGCATTATCAGATCGCCTAACGTCGACAGAATACTACGTACTTGCTGCGAAGGTACAAGGACCCCAGTGCTAGTTAGTACATAAACGTATGCCGCTGCCGTCTTATAGTCCGCTGCGACAGCTTGTGCTGCTTTACTTCCAGGTTTTAGAAGTTGTGACAGCCGCCGCTGCATGTTCGGCTCTTGAGAAACTCGCTGCAGAGTTTGTGCGTCACCTGGTGTAAGTAAACGCTCAAGATTGTCCCTAATGTATGGAATTATTTCATCGACAGCCTGAATGTCCATATTTCCAGTATCTGCCCATCTCTTAAGACGAACTTTTCGCTGTGCGATTCTGTCTACTATGCTTATAGTGCTAGCGGAACCGCTTGGATTGTCGGGACCATATGCCAACACAACCTCTTGTGGATCCTTCAGCTTAAGCAGACTGTTCATCCACTCTTCGACGTTGGCATCAGCTTTCGGGAAGGTGTTGGTTCCATCAGTCTGGCGTCCTTCAACTCCAGCAAATAGCTCCCTTATTTTAGACCACATGCGCTTTAGGTTATCGGCTACTCTCTTGAACCATGTGTCCATGCCGGAACGAACAACGGGATTAGTCGTAATCCAAGAAGCTATATTATCGGCGCACCATTCATGGAATGCAGCCTCACTAACTGGTATGTTCTTCTTGCTCATGTGCGCAAGGGCAGCAGCGCGTATCTTAGCGGCTAGTACCTTGTTGCCACCAATATCATTTAGGTGGGCCCACTCAGCATCAATCAACCAGTGACCGAGCTCGTGCGCCAAAATACCAAGTTGTGCAGCTTTCGTATCATGCTTTCCACCTGCGACATAGATAAATACAGTACCATCCGACTGCGGGAGCATTACCCCACGAGTACCTGTTCCGAATCTACCCTTTCTAGTATGGACGACACCTTTCTCATCGGCCCAGGTTTTTCTACCTTGTGTTCTAGCGTATTCGAGTATTTGCCCAGCAAGGTCTATATTCTTCTGAATGCCAGTTCGTATCAGTGCATCATACATAAGTTCTGCGTTTATCAGTTTTGGTGTTTTTCCTGCGTGTCCTACAAGGAAGCCAAGACTGTCCGTCGCATTCTGTAACTCCGCAGTAGTTTGTGCAGAGTTCATGGTACGTAATTCAACGTGAGCCAAAGAGTTGGTAGCATGTGGATCAGGGTCAAGATTTATAGCCGCGTCTGCGTTAGCACTAAACAACGAACTCGCCTTTACACCGGTTTCAGCCTTCTCCCAAAGAGTTGGATCAGCAGATTTTTCAGTCGGTATAGCGTAACCCAGCCCAAGTTTATTTAGGAATGTGGCCGCGTCGTACTCACCGGCATACTCCAGCTTGGTGGCTGGTTTACCTGTTACTCTCGCCTTGGCGCGATCTTCAGACACTGCCAAAAGAAGTTTTATATTCGGGAACAGGAACTTAGCGCCTGCTTTAGCAGCTTCCTCGATGCATTTCTTTATGTGATGCGCTTCAGCTGTGTCGTCATTAAAGTGCGTTCCATCAAGTCTAGGACTATTTACTACAACGAAAACAATGTCGTCCTTGGTATATTGCCCAGTATTTACTTTGTTGCCCCACAGACTAGCGTAGTGCGCAGCCCACGCTGTACCATCGTGGCTTCCTATAAAAGTCGTAGCTCGACTAGAACGCTCCATATCTCTGGCTACACGCGCCTCGTTATATGAATATCTATCAGAGCTTAAGTCATCATAGATTGCTGGAAGAGTGAGTTTAATCTGGTTTCTTACAAGACTTGGATCAGCACTCTTGACCGGTTCTATCGTGGCTGCTAATCTAGCGGCTTCAGCCACAAAAAACTTAACTGCCGCAAGTTCTTGGGCAGGATTAAGCAGGTCTGGATAAAGCTCCTGGCGCTTCTTTTTGGCTTTTTCTTTGTCGGACTCCCTGCTAAGCACTCTACCAGTCTCGCGAGATACGATTACCCTAGGAAGAAATTCTACTATTCTATCATAAAGGGCCTTAAACTCGCCCCCTCTCGTGAAAGTGCTCGGGTCGAGCAGGCCAAGCAGTGTATTATATTCAGCAACTGTAGGCGCGTTTTCTGCTTTTGTGGATATGGAAGCAACGTAATCGGAAATTGCCTTGCGAAGCGGCATATTGGCAATTTCTTGTTGCTTCAGCTTCTTTTCTCTATCAAAATTAGCTCTTGTTACGGTTGGAAGCGATCCACCGGCATACGCAGTATTCAAAGCTGTGTTGTAATCTGTGCCAAGGTATGTAACCCAAGGCTGCTTGATATCAGCACCACGTCTCGGAGCTTGCTCTACGCGTTCTACTCTAAAATAGTGGTAGACCTTGTTGATTAGTATTTTTCTGTAGTCTGGTTCGTTCCTGCTCTTTCTTTCAACAAACGTGGCATACCATTTACCTAGATTATCCTCATACACACGCGGCGCTAAGGGGAAAGGTTTTGCTCCACTAGCTACGGCTGGATCTGTTATGGCCTGCGATAATCTCTGCGCATCACTGAGGTGTGGTTCACCTGGTCTGGTATTGACATCAGATGCTGGCATAGCTGGCCATGTGCTGAAGGCAATTTCCATATCGCCAGCTTGCGCTTTAGCTTCGGCTTGTGCCTTAACGACGGTTTCATTAGTAGCTGAAAGAGTGTTTACCTGGACCTGACGTGTCGCCCCAGTAGTTGGGTCGAGTGGGATTATGATAACTTCATCCTTAGCACCAAGCCGTATATCACTCATCTCCCTCATTTGAGGTAGTGGGTCGACTGCATCATAGGCTATCTTGTTTTTTGTCCCTGGTTCACGGTATCGTTGTAGTTTGATCGAACCAGGTTCAGCGGTATTGTCGAGATTTCTTACAAGCGTGAAACTCCCGTCGTCGGCCGCTTTGTAGATACCAGGAATTATGTCACTAGTTAGGAGCTTATTTCCGGCCTTATCAGCGACTGTAACGGACATTCTGAAAGTACCAGCGTTCTTGGCTAAGGACGCTATCTTTTCCAGTTCTGGAATCGTTATTAGTCTTGCTGCCATTGCCTGCGGGCCATACGCGATGAGCTGGGACCCCGTCAAAACGTTCAGGTTATAGTAGTATTTTAGCTGGCTATTAAGGATGGACCGTTCATTAAGATAGCTCTCTATCTCTTGTCTATCATCTATAGTATCCAAGTCTTGGCGTTTATTGGAAAGATATCTATAGTACTCATTCGTCCGTCTAAGGTATTCATGTACGGTCGGATTATTTTTTCCAGATTCTTCTGATAGCTTTACTGCCGCGGCGCTTAGTGCTTCGTTAAAACCGCCTGAACTGAACAAATCAATTGCCGTGAATATTTTCTTGAGCACTATGGTGCGCCAAGCAAGCTCTATGTGCATTGAAGGAGTATTATCAAAATAGTTTGGTGAATTCTTTAACTCTGGCTTAAGAGCATACCATGTGGAACCTATAGCGCCTGCTGGGTCGATAATAGCCTCGATTCCGCCGCCGTAGTATTTGATGGTATGTTGTAGTACAGCGAAAGGTGTTTTTAGTTCTTTGGCTATGACTGGATCAATTGTTTTGCGTAGTTCGATTGTTAAAGCTCTCGCCTGCAGCTGAAGACTCGTTACCTCCGGAGATTTATCGGTCGATCTGAGAATATCCTCAAGCGTACGGAATCTGTCATTTCTGTAGTTTCGCAGCACTCTGAGCGCCGCCATAAAAGCTACTTCAAGACACTCATCCTTAGTTACTGGTTTACCCCAGTAGCCTTTTGGCGAAGCGCCGTCTTTTACGAATACTTGAGGCGTATATCCTTTCTGTTTAAAGAAAAGTGCGTCATTTTTTACCGCGAGAGCTTTGAGCAATTTAGCGCTTTCAGAACTACGTATTGGTGCATCAGAAATATCGCGGAAAAGTTTAATGAAGTAAGAACCTTTTATTGGTACTTGCTTGCCCTTGTCTGGACCGTGCTTTATAGTACGCATAAGCACTTGGCCAGTTTGAGGGTCACGTTCAACGGGAGAATTATCGTCGATGAATTCCGTGAGCTTCTTATAAGCTTTCATGGCTTGTTCGGCAAAAGCCGCTTTCTTCTTCGCGCTTATAGAAGCCTGCCCGAGTTTGGCGGCAAGTATGGCAAAAGTGACGTGCGTCTCTTCTGTAAGCCCTGTTGCTTTATTGACAACAGGGTTACCGTGTCTGTCCATTTTTTCAATGTACACAAGTTTATCTAAGAGACCGATTTCGGCGGCTTTTTGAGCCAGGCTCATTATGTTGCCAATCATCTGACTGAAGCCCGTCGCACGTATAGTCGCTATATGTCCAACGAGGTCTATTTCTTTTTCGTGCCCCATTATCTCAGGTTCAGCTACACCGCCCGTTTCATCCTCTATTGATCTCTGCATTATAGGGGCTTGTATGGTTACATTCGTCATCTTCACGCCATCAGGTATTATCAGATTAGACTTATCAGCATTTATTTCTATTCTCGTGACAGCAGTATCACCAGGCTTGGTGAAAGCTATTATCGCCCCAACTGGAATGAACTTTGTGTATGGCTCTTCTTTATCCGCGCCATATTTCATGAAACTAATTCCAGGAGCGTTAGTATCTTGGCGCTGCTTGGCCGGTATTAAGTTTGGATCAGGATACGTGAGAACACCGGAGTCTCCATCGAAGTCGCCTGCTGCTTCAGCCCATCCTGTAGCGTTAGAATGAACAACGATGCCGCGGTTATGAGAACCAAAGTCATTCTGCAACGTAGCTATACCGCGAAATATAAACGGTGCCATGGAGGAAGCGTCAGGAAGAGCGGGATCACGGTGAAGAATAACAATATCGCCTTCTTGCAGATTGCGATCATTGTTTCTCTTGCGCCATATCTTATTCATTTCGTTGTATGTTTCAGGAAGAAGTAGACACTCTGATCGACTACCTTCATACTTACGCTGATATCTAATTGCAAATTCACCCTTTATCTTGGTGAGTGCTTTCTTGTCCAGTGGTATGAGAGCATCAAGCAGTTCTTCAGATGCGAATACATATGCACGAGACGTATCAGCCTTGAATTGAGTCAGCAGTTTCAACGGTCCTTCTTGAGATATCAGATCAGCTGGAGACATGCCAAGTGCAATTTTTCTTATTACTTCTGGGTTATCAGCATAGATTTCGTCAATGGCGTTCGATATCCCGCTTAAGCGCGCACGATCTTGCTTCGCATACGCGATGGCTCTATCATTATCACTAAACATTATCTGCTGGTAGTTTACGGAACCTCCACGCTGAGATGCAGGAGGGAACATACGGTACCACTCAATCTCAGCAGCATCTCCATTATCAGTAGTTTTTGTTTGTTTTTTACCAAACTGGAGCGCGGCATTAAGCGCCTGTTGCTCTTCAGTTAGTGTCTCAGAAGCCGCAAGGGCCTTAAGATCAACCATTCCTGTTTCAGTATTTATCGCGCGTTTCCAGTCGCGGAACTGTAAAGGAGAACGAAGAATTCCTTTATCTACTTTCCAATACCCGCGCCTGTTTGGAGCACTGGTGTCAGTAACCCATCTGCGCATAACTCCCTGCGTCAACTCCGCATTCTCAATTATGCCTACTGTGCCATCGCTCTCATGCTTCAAGCCACCTTTACCATCATCTTGGTTGAGTAGATGCTTAATGTGATCTACCTTGTGCATCTTGCGATCGCCGCTCTCTTTCTTCAAGATGGTGCCTATTCGTTCAAGGAAGTTAATATTGCCCTCAAGGGTATCTCGTAATTTATAGTCGTCGAGAAATTCTTGCCTCTTCTCTGGAGTAACAAAGAACAGTTTGTTGTCCATGGTCCCAAGCAGAACTTTGCGTTCTGATAGGTTGTAGAAATACTTAACCGCCTCTGCTACACCCAGGCGCATGTGTTCTGGCCCAGGTTCGGACGTTATCTTAACTGGTATTGCGTTGTATTCGGCAAGAATAGGGTTAGCGCGATAATAATCACTATCGACTGTCGCTTCCTCGGCGAATACTGCCCCTCCTTCACCGCTTTTTACTACGACTGTTCCAACTTCACGCCATTCGCCGCGGAATTCAAACGAGTGTCTTGCGAGAGTGAATATTTCTTCTGCAGTTACGAACGTCCCCGGAGTGTTAGGGTCGAACTCTTCACCCGCAGCCTCAGCTAAGGCCATAGCTTCGGTTCTATTTTTGTTAGCTTCCGCAAGAGCCGCACCTATACTCTCTGCTGATATAGGTTTATCGTTGTACTTGGCAACATTAGGAAGTTCTTCTCTAACATTGGCCATTGTGAAACTATTATCAGCCTTTTTCTTCTTCATTATCAGAAGATCTTCTAGGTTTACAGGGATTTCAACAAGTACACCAGAACGTGTGTGCTTTATTACAATTTTCCCTGTAGGATCAGCAGGTATGATAGCGACAAAAGGCGCCCTTCTCGAAATTCTATCGCTCTCACTAGGTATATGAATGAGATTTCCTTCATAATCACTGCGCACCATTAAAGGCGTAGGAGTGTGTCCATCTAGAGGGATCAAAGGTCGTGATTCATGATATTGCCTTTCAGCCTCACGGTAAAATGCCTTATAATCGAGTGGCTTTCCTTCCGTATGAGCCTTGACGATCATCTCGGCTGCTTCGCCGTATTCCAAAGCTGTGCCGCCAAAGTATATCGGCTTTGGAGGAATGGCGGGATTTGCGCTATCGGCAGGTTGACCGATTAGTTCGTTTATAGTCGGCGGAATGCGCACAATACTATATTGCCGCAGACCAGACTTGCCTTTTATAATGGCGTAACCACTTCTGTCAACTCCAACGTACCCAAACTCTGCGTTGTCGTCGGCTTTGTCCGGAAAAGAACTCAAAACATGGTTGGAAGGTAAACCTTGTGGTTTGGCCTGTATCTCGACCTTCTTAACTGTCTCGCTCTTACGCTGTTCCTCTGCTTCCTCATCAGAAACGGTACTACCTCTTGCTGTTAGGCGCGCACGCTGCATCAACGCACCGTTGATGCGCAGAAGCCTCGTCTGTTCTCTAGGTGTCAAGTTTTCTTTGCCCTTGCTTTCTAGCTCAACTTTCTCAGTTCTTAATACTTCCTCAGAAGAAGAGGGCCGTATTTTTCCTTCGCTAATTTCCAGTTGTGCGAGAGTAGAGTTCAGTCTTTCAACTTGCGCAGCAAGTAATGGATTATCAGGATTCTTTTCAAGTGCCGCTTCAGCCATGTTATATGCGCTATCGATACGATTATGGCGAGCAGAATCAGACTCAGTGTGGTTTGTATCAAAGAACGAGTTTGGTAGAACGTCAGGATGAAGCACTCGTGTTCTTTCCTCAAGTTTTAACGAGTCAGATATATGGTCGGGGACGTTAAGAGAAAGAGCAACTATGCGCTCTATTGCATCTACGCGTATATTTGGATCTTTGGATGTATCCTTTATAGCTGTGAAAATAGCAATCTGTTCCTTCTTTTCCACTGGTGAGAATGGGATCGCGACTACGCCTGTTTTTTCGAACAACTCATTCCTAGCAGTGAGTAACTTAGTTGACAGTTCTTGGTCCACAGGGTTGTGCAGCATCGTTTCATACATTCTATGTAGTTTCAATGCGAGCCCTCTAGTAGCCGTGTCGATCTCTACTTCATCATTTCCTTGGAGAGCGGTACTGACATCTAGGTTGTCCTTTCCTTGGGCTAAATCAACAAGCTCCTGGTTACCTTGAGCTAAGAACAGAGAAACAAAAAGGTCTTTGTCAACCTGACCATTTATGTGAAGCTCTTCCTCGGGAGTTCCGCGTGGCTTACTACCAGGTTGGGTTGTAGGCGTAGCTGCGTAATGCGCAAAACTTGCCAGCTCAACGGGGTGAGCAGCAAGCAGGTCCTGGGATGCCTTCTCCAGTCTGGCTATATTGTGAATCCACTTGTCCTTATCGTTTATATTGGTTGGCGCAACTGCTTGGGCATCTTTCAAGTCCTTGAAGGTTTGAATGATATCAGCTGGGTTAGCAGTCGTCGTGTGGAGCAGTCGGACAGCTTTAGTTTGAAGCAGGTCCGAACGCACCAAGTGGAAGGTGAAGTCTTTCTCACTTTCCGGGACTTCTGTGTCCAGGGCGTCGATCTTTTGCTGAGTACCTTCTGGGGAGTTCTCGAAGGCTTGTTCTTCTTCATCCAAAGCTGTTTTTCGAGCGCGATGCATCGCCGACAGCGCAGCAGGGGAGGCCATCGCGCCGCCGACTACGCCACCAGCTAATCCGCTTTCTATTCCTTGAGCTACGTTATAATCTAAGTCCGGATTGAGCTGTCTTCCGCCCCATTGGGAAATACTATCCTCAAAAAGCTCTGTGGCGCTTTCATTGACTCCGGCGTGTAGCCACTCCTTCGCAGCAGCTTTGGCCAACATCTTGCTTTTTTCTGTCTTACTAAGACCAGAGTATTTTGCAGCTTTGTCGATCGCTTTTTCAGCCTTGGTAAAGCGTTGTAGTACAGCCATAGGAGATACATATGAGCCCACAATACTTTCTGCTAGCCCCAATTTTAGGGCCATACGAGCTTTTTCTTTTTCAGTCGCCGTACTATTCGGATCGTTTTGATACGCCTGTTCGTTTTCGCCACTAGTTTGGACAGCATAAGGTAAAATGCTACCGATGTCGCTGCCTATACGTGACCGAAGAGTTACACGGGAAAGACCGGCGGAAACGGCGTTTTTTAGAAAGTCTTTTTCGTCCGCAGGTTTTATTAGGTTTTCGGCTGCGCGCGCCGTAGAAGCTGACGCTCCATAGTCTTTTTCAAGTATTTTTTCTAGCTCTTTGGTATTAGCTTTGTCTATAGCCTTAGCTAGTCCACGTTTTCCGTGCGTTGCCGCTCCAAGAACACCGCCAGCTGCGCCGCCTAAAGCTAATGATCCGAACAGGGGGATGTTACTCGCGATATTCCCTGCTACCCACCTACCAAGAGATTGCGCATTATTAACGTCTTGCAAAGAGGGAGTTAGAAAGCTCTCTCCTTGACTTTGAGCCATCGTTTTCGCAGCAGACCTGTCAAGTTTTGACCCTACGCTATCGAGTCCAATAGCGTGCGCTCCAGCTGAAAGTGCGGATACACTCGTGCCTTTTAGACTCGATACGCCACCACGGAGAGCGCCAAGAAAGGCGCTGTCCTTTTCAGTAGAAGCACGACCTTTAGCATACCTTTCAGCAAGTTCTTGGTCGTCGCTAAACGGATTTTCGTACTGGACTTGATTAGACATTTATTCTATAACCTGCGCCGGTTGTGCTATACTTCTTTTCATGGCTCTAAACTCCTGACTAGTTTACTGTCTAGGAACTCCGTTCGATTACCGTCGAACGGAGTTCTGCTTTGAGCCCCATTATAGCAGCTTATCTGTTCCAAGGCGCGTACATATTTCGTCCGTAACTGCCCGCGTAGTTAGAATCAAGTTCGTCCTTTAGAAGCTGCTGCTGCGGAGTAAGTTTCCCACCTTGCGTTTTTTCTGCTTCTTGAAGTCTCCGCAGGGTTTGAGTATAGAGGTCTCGCCCGCTGGCACGATCCGCCGAATCAAGTCTCATCTGACTGCCGTAGTCTTTGTATCGTGGGAGACCTTCTTCTGTGAAAACCAGTTTTTTATTATCCCACAATTTGGGAGTATCGGACCACCACTCCCATGGCATACTCCCCATCATTCTTTGCGCCAAGCCGGCCTGCTGCGAGTCTGGTGCGAGGTAGTACTTAGAGGAAGCCACGGCATCGTCTGTCCCCCAAGTTGTTGCTGGAACGGCATCTCGGTTGGACAATTGGAAACTGAGCGATCCCCAAGAAGCTGGGTCAGTGGCGTCAATCTCTGGATGATTGCGTATTCCGTTCTTTATCAGCGCTATCTCGTTCGCTCGCTTCGTGGGATCTTTTTCAATCGCAGCACCTTCTGCAGCGTCATTAACTATACGTTCGGAATCTCCTCGAATCTTGTTAAAAACAGCACTTAGTCGGTTTAGTTCCATAGGGTCGATGTTGGGATCAGACATCTGCGCAGTAAGCTGCTTCATTTGCGCATTCAGCCTTTGCTGAGTGTTCTGTCTTGCTCCAGGTTGCCCCCCTGGCTGTCCCCCTGGCTGTCCCCCTGGCTGTCCCCCTGGTTGTCCTCCGGCTATAGGAGCCGCGCCAGACGCTACTCCAGGTGCTTTGAAATATGTTCCCTTCCTCACATCGAAAGGCGAGTTAGGATCAAATGGCGTTATATCCGGTAACGGCATACCTGGGACACTCTCGGCGCGCTTCTGCCGTAAAGCAAGATCTGTGTAGTATGCTTCTTGCCTTCCTGCAACAAGTTGTGGGATATTCTGCGCGTTAGCAACAGCTAATGTACCTTTGTTTGCCTCAGTCGTATTAGCCACATACCCAGAAGCTTTTATACCCGACTGCTGTAGCTCGGCGATTCTGTCAGCGATAGCTTTCTGCTGATCATAGTAGCGACCTTGCTGCTTCTCTCTGAAACCAGAAACTGTGTTACCCACGTTAGCTAGGGCTGTCTCACGACGATCCCAAGCGTTGTTATATCTGTCGTCAACACGACCTTGTCTAATGAGTTTTACAACATCAGAACCATCCTGCATACCTGCGCGACGACTATCTGTTTCATACTGCCATTCTGAAGGGCGATCTGGGACACTACTCATCATGTTATGATAGTCTACAGACTCAGTAAATGGCGCATCCGCCTGGAGACGAGCCCACTGATTCTCCGGATTATAGTAGTCAGTTGGGCGACCACCATCTACGCGCGCTTGCGCATCGTCCGCAGACTGCTGGAACATGTTAGGGAACTGCCTTGGAGTATTGCCATAAACAGGAGCAGGATCCGTGACTCTCGTCCCAGGAGCTAATGTATCGGACGCTTTCCAGTTCTGTGGGCGCGGCGTAGTATAAGGCCGCTGCCATCCATTTACATCTGTCTGCTGCCTATTCTGAGCCGCTTGTCGCGCGGCGAGATCTTCGTTTTGTTGACGTCCTTGGCTAGTGACTTGCTGGCGCACTAAACTGTTTTGATTCACCGTAGGATCATAGGGTTGTTGTACAGGCGTTGTCAAATTGCGTGGATTCCCCATCGGGCCAGTGTTAGTTACTTGTATACTCATATTTTTCTCCAGGTTGGTCCTTTATTATACCACGGGTTTGTAATTAGAAACTTCGGTCTTACTAGAAAACATCGCCCGTACTAAGTCCTTAGTTTCCTGCTAATCTTGGTTGGATAGGCAAAGGATTCAATGCATTAGCATACTTGTTCTTCTCTTCCTCAGACAGAACCCCTGTCGCAGGAGCACCTAGTGGTTTATAACCTTGGGGTCTGGCGGGCGCTCCAGCTACAGACTGTTCCCAATTATTACCTGCAGAATTTGTATTATAGGCGTACTTAATCGGGTTATCGTGCGCTGGATCGCTTGTACCTGGATTAGCCTGAAGCCATCTAGCTCTACCTGCGTCACCTTGCCAATCAGCACCAGTCAACAGGCGTCCATCAGAATAAGTAACACTCGGCTCGCTTCTGTCATTAGCACTAAGAGGTTGTCCGTACGTCTCCTGTGGCGCGGGTCCTGCCGCCTGTTGCAGCGGTTGGTACGGATTCCCTTGCCGTGAGGCTGCTGCTGCTCCTGCTTGCTCTTGTTGCGGAGTCCACCCTTCCTGCCCAATTCTCGCCGCCTGGTTCTCGATACTATAGTAATCTTGATCTGGTCTAGCCGGTCCCTGTGGTGCTGCCTGCGCGGCGGGCGTAGGATTTGGAGGTGGTACTGGTACTGGTGCTGCTGGGGCCGTATTGTCATTATTCGCTATATACGCAGCACCTTGCGCCATAGCTGCTCTAGTTGAAGCTGATACATTCGCCTGAATTGGTGCGTGGACAGGAGGCTGTGCTGGTGCTGGTGCTGGTGCAGCTGGCTTCGGATTATTGCCATACGGGTCAAAATCAGGACCTTGATTTGGCGCTGCGTATGGAGATACCGCGCCGCCAGGAGGCGTAGAACTTGGGGTCGTTGATACACTGCCATACGGGCGACTACTCATAGGGGCAGGAGAAGCACCTGGGCCTGATCCACCGGGTAGATATTTCTTGGATCGCGCCAATCCGGGACCAGAGTCTCCATAAACATTGTTTTTCCCCATGTACGGAGCACCAGGACCGCTTTGTTTACTAGTTACACCTCCATTTGGGCGTGCTAAGTATCCTTTATCACCGCCCCATCCATAATTTGTAGTATCATAGTTATCTGATCTAGCCATTTTTATCTCCTACTTCTTCGGTACCCGATTTCTTCCGATTTCGAGGCTCATGTTCGTTATTCCCCAATGGCCCGTTAAAGAACCAATCCTAAATTTCCACGCATTACCATCCACCTTGCGGCTCAGGCGTACTATGCGATTGCGCTCTTTGGTGGATACAAGCACTGGCACGTCGTACTCTATTACTACTTCTCTACCATACTGAGAGGCAGTAACAAGTATGTCAAGCTCTGAATGCTCGGCGTGTAGCATCATGTATATCGTATGTACATTGAAGTCGCTACCTGCGATTAGATTTAGATCACCAGTTTCGATATAGGACTCCGCGGCGAGATACCCAGGAGTTCTTACATATAGTCCATTAGGACTGGTTCCATACTTACTACCAATCTCTTTGACCGGAAGCCCCCGATATTCACCCATGTACCAGTTTCTTACGTTGATAACCCACGCCCTAGTACCAAACTCTATCGGGGCCATTATAGGAAGTATACTGGTAATATACGCCATGTCAATTATCCGACCTTTGGCAATAATTCCTCTAGCGCCGAGGCGAGAAGTTATAATTCCTGAGTCTAAAATTGGCGATCTGCAAACTATTTTATAAGTAGAAACTCCGTGAACGGCAGCACCCTCTAGCGTCGTAACTCGTTGAGTTACGACAATAATAGTTTCGCTGGTGGCTACAGCAGTGTCAGTTATAACTGTTTTAGGCTTATAAGAAATAACAGAGTGAAGTAAAGCAACATCTGTTATATTCCATTTAATTAAACGCTTTGTGAAAGACGATGAACTACATTGCGCATTGTCCAGCAGAATATTTTTGGCTAAACCGCTTAGTACCAAGCTGTTTAATAAGGCTTCTTCTGTAGTGGCGGCATAAAGAACTCTAGTCCCGATAGATGCACTAAATATCCTCCCCGTTTCTTCTGTTATTCTTTTTGCTCTATTTCCACCAGCCGCCCATCCACTTATAAATGCATCGTCATAAAGATTGTGCTTTATTGACTCAGTAAGAACTTCTCCTGTAATTACCCCAGTGTCTAGTGTTGTATACAAAAAAGATGCGATGGAATACTCGGTTATAACGGCGGATTCTATTAGCCCTTCTAATATAAGTCTACTACGCGCTTCGGCAAAAATAGTAGCTACTTCATATGTTATTTCTCTGGCCACAATTAACCTCCGGAATGATTAGTGGCAGATGCAGAGATTGATCTGCGCGTAGAATATTCCCTAGAAGCATGATCTGAGAAAATAATTTCGCCACTATCTACGGATTCATTTTTTAAACCTACGCCACCAGACAAGTTTAATGAAGCGCTCGTTACTCCAAAAGCAGCTTGGGCCTGTCCAGCAGCAGCTTGCGCTCTCGCTGATAACCATCCCGCACGTATTCTTGCCTGTGCCGCTTGCGCCTCTGTATTAAGAGCCTGCTGCCGTGTGTTCTGTTCGGCATTGGTTAGATCAAACATATTAACTGCTCCAGTGCGTTCTGCTTCGGCCTTGTTCCAGCCGGAAGTATAGCTTGTTACTGCACCAACTGCTCTAGAAAAAGCTTCGACTGACTGCGCCTCAGCACCTAGTTTCCCTGTAAGGGCTTGTAGGTAGCCCCGTTGCGCTTGAGAATACGCAGAGTATTCTCCGACCTCATTTTCAAGATTTTGAACAGCTTGGCCAACATAACTCGAGTGGGCTTGTATCCTACCAGTTTCTGTCTGTGCGTAAGATGCAGCTTCCTTAGCGTTAGCAGAATCAACAGAAACAACAGAGATCGATGATTCGACTTCTGAGACATAGGTTCCCCAGCGCTCGTTGACAGCTTCCGTAGCCTGCGAAAAAGCCTTGATAGACGTTTCATACGCTTGGATATTTTTTTTAACAGTATTAACATGTGCCATTATACCAACTAGTTTAGCTTCGAATTCTGCTATTGGTAATGTGGCCAAATCGATGCGTAGTCGTTCTATTTGCCCCATAGCCTTTGCTGTGTTGATCTGAGCTTCATAAGAAACTGTCTCAGATTGAAGAGCCTCTAAACGTGCTGACTCACCTTGACCTTGCGCTTCTATCGCACTATTTTGTATTCTTACTGTCTGCGCATACTCTTTATAAGACCGGATAAGTATCGCAACTAGTGCAATCTTTGCATTATACAGCTTTACAAGAGCGTCATATAGCGTTACTGACATTTTTACGTTAAAACGTTGTGTTTTAAGTAGACGCTCTACATAATTATTAAACAATGAAAAATGTACTTTTTCAAGAGTTGTAGAAGTTTCTATCGCTCCTAACTGGGTTTCCCTTCCTCGTTTTATAACGTCCTCGAGAATTTCCCGGTTAGCTTTTTCACGTTCTCTACTATCTTTAGATGAGATTGCTAAAATAGTGTCCATTAGTTCTGGAGAAGGTAGAGAAAATCCTTTAGAAGCGGCACTTTCAAAAGCTTTTTGCTCAGCTTCACGTTCATCGACATCTGCCCATTCTAGTTTAGATTTAAACATCGATAATTGCGTGTCTTCACTAAGCGAAGTCTTTCCATCGATAGTACCAAGTATGTGTTGCAGAAGATCATTATCAGCAGTATACAAGACCTCAGTAGCGGATAAAGCTATAAAAGCCTCCAGCTCTTTATATTCTGGCAGTCCGTCATTGAATGGGGCCAAAATTTCCGGAATAAATTCATTTACTATAAGATTCGCCGGAACCGGTCGATTTCCTATAGCTATAGGCGTGAGTACAAGATTAGATGTAAGTCCAGCGCTGTCAGGAAGTATCTCAAGTTCCTGCTCGGGGTAGTCAACGGGAGCAGAAGAAACAGCTTCATACGCACTATAAACAGGCAGCTCTGGAACTCCCCATTTTGGAGCTACAGCCACTGGAAGAAAAGGCATTGCAAGGAGACTATCTACGGCTCTATACGCCGCTTCTTGTGGATTAACATCTATTGTCGTGGGCGCTGGTATAACAGGAGGGGCATAATTAGGTATTGTGAGCATGGCACCAGCTGGAGCGTTTATTAATGCTGTAGCAAATGCCATAGGAGAAGCAAAACCATCTGGAAAAGTAGCAGTCCCACTAAAAGTAGGAAGCGCGATTAATGAGCGCGCCCTAGAAATTATACTAGTCGGAGAAGCTCCACCTCCGGCGCCGCTAATCGACGTCGATACTGATCCACCAGAATATGCCATATATTTCTCCGTTATTTAACCATGTTAAGGCTTTCTTGGTAACTATCAGATTCAGAGGTAGTAACTGCGTATGAATTATCAACCCTTCGTCCGCTGTGCTCTGAGGCGCCAAGTTCTGCACTAGCACTAAGCGAAACTCTAGCACTGTATCCGCCAAATCGGCCAGCTTCGATAGCCGCCGTAGCTTTACCAGAGGTTTCTTGCGCCATAGAATAAGCTTCGGCTAGTTGAATGTTTGCTTGTTGCGTAAGGGTGGCAGCGCGTCCTGCTGCCTCAGCCGCTTGAACAAAGAATCTCGACGCAGCGGCGGCCTCGACGGCTCTCCCTTCTATGTTGGCACTTTCAGCCGTAACTTTTTGCGTAAGTTGTGTTAGACCAGTGCTATAGATAGTCGATATGTTCTGCGCTAACGCCCCAGCTATTTGGTTACTGGCTTCAGTTACAGCGAAGGCCGAAGAACGCTGACTTATATTAGCCTTAAGCCGTTCAGCCTGCGCAGCAACATATGCAGCAGCTTTTTGCGCCTCTGTCGCTATGATAAGATTACTTTCACCAGAAGCAGCAACTCGTTGCGCTATCGCCTGGTTCGTAGCTGCTATAGCTTTGGCTCTGGCTGAGGCTTCTTTCCACGTAGCTTGTACAGCGGCGAGTGAGCCAGTCCACTTAGCGACAAGCGCTTGGTATTGCTCAAACTCTATTCCAAGAGCTTCGGCGCGAGCCGCGACGGCGCGATTTGATGTGGAAAAAGCCTGTACTTTGGCTTTTTCAGTATCAACTAACAGACTGTTAATGTCTAGGGTAAGCGCTTTACTTTGTTCAGTAGACGCAAAATAACGTGCCGTCGTGCTTTCAAATCCCGCACGTACTTTCAAGGAATCCATTTGTGTAGTGTAATTCTGAACTCGCGCTTCTTCTTCCGTAAATGCTAGAGTATAAGCCTGCGCCTTGTTTTCAAACGTAGCAGCAACCCCTTGATACGAAGCTACGGCAGCATTCCAAAGCTCACCCTGTGCTTCAGCGTTAGCAAATAGAGCATCAAACTCACTGTCAGTTATTGCAATAAGAAGTTCGACAGCTTGGGCGTGTGCCGCGGTTCCAACTTTGTAAGCGTCACGTATCGAATCATCGGCTGCTAGAGCGATAGTAACAACCCTGTATGCTTCGGCTTGGCTAATTGTACGAGCTTTTTCCTTAGAAATATAAGCAGAAGAGTCTACCGAAACAAGCCCACGTCTTGAATAAACTGTATTTATAAAACTGCTCTGTCTATCTTCAATCGTAGCTCTTCGAGCCGTATATGCTCGCGTAGCATTAACTACGTACTCTGGTGGACCAGCTAGTAAAGCACCTATAACTTGGAAAACACTTGGGATATAAGGTGAATAAATAGGTATAGTGGGTCGCGCCTTAATAATCGCCTCAAGTGCAGAAAAAGCATTAGTTACTCCTGCGTCGTTTATCTCGGGAAAAGAAATCGCTTTTAGCATAATTGGGTCAGGAAGTTCTTTATACACTGGCGCTAAGCCCAATGGAGGAGGAACAGGGACTGAAGTGATCAAAGGATAAACATAAACAGGTGTTTCTGGTACATCTATAGAAAGAATTGTAGGGTCATTCGGAATTTGTTGTGGGCTAGTAGCGAACGGCTTTACTGGAAGTACAGTCGGTGTAATAGCTGGACGCTCTATATCTTCGCTCGCAGTAAATTCCCCAACTATGCGCGCTTTAGAAAAATCAGGAGTAGCTGTTGTTGGAATTATTAAATCACTTACAGCCGGCCACGACCAGTCCGTGTCAACAGTTACTAATTGCGCTCCAGCGAAAGTTGGGGGAACATAATTGACTGAAGTTATGTCGGCCGAAAACGCCCTGCATTCATTTATATATTTTAGAGCAAGAGTCGCCAAGGCCGAAGCATTAGAACGCAGTTCGATTATGCTATTAGCTACATCTATCGATTCAGCTTCCGCAGCAGCAGCATTATTCTGCTCCCAGTTTCCTGGGGAAGTTGCCGGAACTGTGTGCCACTGGGTTTTTGCGCCTGGAAAACTCATTTTGCTACGTATCCTATAAAACAACCCGCTAAATTATCTTTTAGCTCGATTGGTGTGCCCTCATACCTTGAGGGAAATTCAAATTGTGGTTCGTAAACCGTAAGAGCATCGCCAAATGTATTTATGTTTATGTTCAACGGAGGAGCGTACGTTGGAGTCTCACACCCAGTTGGACTAGCTCTCCACCACCACATCGACATTGCTGAGTCCTCTATATCTAACCCAAGTTGATGGTCTGAATCATTTACTTGCGTCAGAGCTTCACTGTCGATTATACTACCATTTAAAGACGTATCCCCAAAAATCCTAGATCTCCAGTTTAGCGTTGCTTCTGGGGGAGTTGTGGAAGAGTGTGCCTCCCCCGGTGGCTCGTTACCAAATCGTTTAGAATACCAAATCGTGATACCACCTGGGATAAGATCACCCGCTCCGTGATATCCAGTCCAATCACCGCCGCATACGCTGTAGTATGGGAAGGAGGGCGCACCACTGAAACAAGATTCGGTGACGGTAGATGGGTATACTTCGCGCAGCATACATGGCGGTCCGTCACCGGGACTGGGTCCGCCTTCTTCTTTAATACACCCACTACCTAGCCAGTGGAAAATAAAATGGTACACCCTGCCATGTTTGACAACGTTACCATATCCTGCAACATACGGCTTGCTTGTGCCGCTTGATCTACTCGAAGAAGTAGTACTTTCTACCTCTACAGTATAGTAGATATTTCTATCACCCCCCGGCCACACTACGGCGGCATTTGCTGACTGCGCCCCCGTAGCACTTGTCTCGTAGCTTGTAGCATACCAAAACTCTTTCCGAATGTCGCAGCACATTTCCCAGAAGCCGCCAAAATCCATAAAGTCAGTGTTTCCCAAGAACTTACCAGTGCTGGTTGTTTTTGTGTGCACACCGATCGACAACTCTTTACGTGGGTCCCATTGCGAAGAATAGAAGTTACAAAAAAGTCCAGTACCCAGTGTGTTGCTTTCCGAAGTCCACGTACCATCGAACTGACAAGGTTCTCTTGTATCTACTTGTTCGAATGGAACTGGAGGAGTATCCCTGTAAAAGTAATTTACGATATCGATCTCACCACCTTGTCCATATAGCACAAGCATAGGTGTATCACACTTTGGCGCAGGATTCAATTTACTCTGCCTCCACCCCATATCCGACACTTCTTCATAATACCCGAAATCGAAAGAAATAGGGGATTCCATGATGGGTTCCCAGAACTTTATTTGGGGCTGACCGCTTGGACCATTGCACCAACCACCAGTAGGGGCAAGTTTTCCTGGATGATAAAGGTAGCCTTTTCTTGACATCTTGCACGAACCAGTTGCTTTAAATTCAGCTTTAACTTCCATAGAATCAAAAGCTTCATACTTAGCTTTTGCGTCGCGTATTGATAAAAGTGTTTCTACTTGCGCAGAAGAAAGTCGTCCTATCTTATTATTCTCCCACACCCTTAGAGTTTGCGCTCTACCCAATTCGCCTGCGAGCTGTCCTGCCCTGGGATCAGTTATAGCGGGGGTAAAATCTCCTATCTCAATATTTATTCCGTACAAATAACCGATCGATACTCCTTTAGCGTCAGAGCCCCAACAGGTATTATGCGCCTCTGATCCAGATTCGTTGAATACCCAACCCATCGCTGAGCTATACATGCTGTTGGCATAAAAGGCATTGGTAGAACATATTACTACCGCCTCGCCGGCGCGTATAAGAGACGCACGATCTCGTTCATAAACGTAAGGGAATTCTCCAGTTGGAAAGCCGCCAAGAAAATCAAAAAGTCCTATGCCAGACGAACTTCCAGCGCCACCTTCGTAGTCTGAAAATAATTCTGGGTACAATTCTTTGTATCTCGCTGCTCCGTCGGCAGTCAGAGAAACGGGATCAAGCGAAAGCGGGAAGGCTATAACCCCAGCCTGCCCTATTTCTATAAGATATGGAAGTTTTTCGGTCTTGCCAGGCAAAGTACCACCGAGAGTGATTCCGTGGGTTTTGTTAAACCTATAATCATACAGAACCTCCACTGTTCTAGTACGATCAGGATTATACAGACCAAAAGCGCTGCGCGCAACATACGCAGTGTCGTTCATGTCTATTCTTTGTAGCTGATGAGCCAACCCGCTTCTTCGCTCGTAAGAATCCTGGCTCTGTGTTCCTATACCAAGTAAAACTTGTACTACAGTGCGCATCCACCCGCTATAGAATCCAGGATGTATGTTTTTATGCTGCGTGTATCTTATTGGGTACAGTGGATTTTGCATTGCGGCAAAACCGCCCGTCTCAGGAGTCGCCAGTTTGATTTTAGCGTCATACATAGATATACGCTCACTGGTCTGCTCTGTTATTTTTACTTCGCGAACTGAATCAACCATTATAGGTTGTCCATTATCGTCAAATTTACCGGTGGCAGTAGTTTCTATTACGGGCTGCGTAACAGCTCCGCTAACATAGTCGGGGATACCATTTTCGACATAATAATAGAAAGTCTTTTTTTCCGGGACCACTATTGTACTTTTTGCCGGAGCGACAATGTGCATTTTTTGTGTGTGCTCGAGGTCTACCACATAGACCTGACATCCATTCGAAAGATCGAAGGACTTTATCATTTGCGGAATGCCCAGAGAGTTTTTCATCAACCGCACGGCAGTTCTTCGACTAATGGCTTCATCCAAAACGGCCAGGGCAAATGCTTCATCACCTTCGAAAGATATAGCCATGGGTTATCGTTACCGAATAACACGGAAAGAGCGGTGGAGCGACCTGATAAATTCTAGCATACTGATACCTATTAGTCAGTGTTGGATTACCCATTATAGCATAGTCCATTCCGCCAACCTTGAGCACATGATCTGTACGTAAGCGCATACGAATAGCAAAGATTGTCCAGTCAAACTCCGTCATACCATCAGAATAGTCCTCTGGATAAGTCATATCCAGGATGCGCGGACTAGGTGTTATCCAAGGAGTGCCAAATGTTGGTGAGCTAAAAGATACTGTAGTAAATCCACGTGGATAATGCCAAACCAGCGGAACTATTGGTAAATCTTGTCCGAATATACAAACTAAGGAGTCGCCACCGCTGAAGCGTACAGGGCGGTTTTTATTCTCGACAGCACTTTGCCCGAATTGAGTCTGCTCACCGAGAGTAGATAACAAAATTGCTTTAGTGCTCGGATCGATTACTGGCTGTAAGCCTTTCTCGTTGACCACACAGGAACCAAACGTATCACTTACATCGCCTGAGAACCACAAGCGTTGTTTAAAAGGTTTTATGAGTAGTATACCAAAATTAGTACTAGAAAGAGATTTATAATTAATATAACGCAGGCCAAGGAAAAGTTCAGCAGTACCAAACTCTGTGTACGTGCTACCAAAGAAGGACGGTTGTACAGTAAGTCCAGGGACGTGCGCGCTAAAATAGCCAAACCAAGGTGGTTGTCCGTACTGCCGATCGTCAATGTATAAACCAGCGTTGCCCAAATCGTTGATATAGAACGGGGAAACAGCTAGTTGACCATAACCTCCAGGCGGCAGACTCGATGGAACTACAAGACTATCTCCAGAAGTAGCGACAGTTATTCTGCGATGGAAATGCGTAACTGCCGGTTCTCCATATCCTGTGAATGGGTAGTAGTTACGAAGTTGCCAGACGGTACTTAGGACATTATCAACCCCTCCAATTTTCAGAGCGTCAAATCCTTCAATAAACATGCCCATTGAGCGTATAGAAAAGTTACTAACCAACATAGTGACTTCGGTACTATACGCATGAGGTAGTCCACCAATATCTTTTAGCCATTGAGGGTATACAGTTGGTACTGATATATTACGAACTGTAGCACCAGGAGGTCCTGTAATATAAGAAGCGAATAATCCTTGCGGGGCTATGTATTGTTTGTTGTCGGCGGCTTTAAATTGGCCTATCTCAAGGCTGTCTATAGTTAAATTAGTAATAAAATGCCAAGAAGAATCTATAGCAAATATTGGTAAAAGAGGTTCAGTAATTTGATAAGGCTTAATTGGACGATTCTTATTTCTTACTTCTGCAGCATTACCATATCTTTCCGGTGGTGGTATGCCGTAAGGGCTAAAACCATAGAAATACGGACCATCAACCGATAATGTACCAAGACGGATATCAACATCCATAGGATTTAGGAAAACATACTGGTCATGCAGAGAGACAGAAGGAGTTCCAAAGGTAAGACTATAGTCACCAGGAAGTAGGTTAGGAAGTTCTATATATTGAATTCCATGGCTGACTCTAGAAGTATCGGGGAAATCACAAAAATCATATCCACCAAGACTTCTGTATCTTCGGTTATTCCAAACTTCTGGTACTTCGCCAAACTCGTATGCCGTAAATCCATCTACACTTATTTTCTCTCCTTTGTTAAGTATCTCGGTATAGTAATCGTACTGTATAGTACTAGAATCAAGCCCATATACTGAAAACGAACGTATTCTGCGTGAAATCCATGAATCGCCAAATTCCGTTGTGGGTAATGACGGAGTGTAAATAATGCGGGCAGTAATTCCAACTGCGTGAGCGTATGGGCGCCAATAGAAACTATCAAATCCCGGAAATTCCATGGCCCGGTTTCTATTATGGACATTAGTCATATATCCATAGAAGGCTGTTTCAACGTTCTCTATAGGAATATCAAATGTAAAATATTGATCAGAATCGTAGATTAGCGAAGTTCCAAATCCCGGTGTACTTATTCCTACATCTGCATCTTTTATATCGAAAACAATTGCTTGCGCACGATTTTTAACCACTGTGCCGCCAGATTCGAATGAATTAAATCCGATTCCTACAAGCAGATTACTAAAAATTAGTGCTGGATTACCGTAGGCTGTGTAAGAGAAACCTACGCAATCTACTTCGTTGTAGCGAATTACACGCGGGTTCCCGTATAACGTAAATACTTCCCATTGCGGATTAACATATGCACGAACGTATCTAACATGGGAAGTTCCAAAGCTGATACTATCCAGAGCGCCGAGTGGTAGAAAACGAAGCCAGTTCGATAGCCAAGAAACTCCGTACTCTGTTGTACAACCTGCTCCTACGTTTGTTGCATGCTGCGGGCCAAATGTGCGAACAACATTAGTTCCAAACTCGGTAAATGAGTAGAAAGATGAAGAATAATACGGCTTTATGAACTGCTGCCAGTTAAGAACTACGGTATTCGAGGGAAAAACGGGTTGGAATATGCTGTAATTTGTAAAACTTAGTTGTTGCTGGAATGTTACATTCCTTACGTTGTTAGTGCCATACGCGTTTATTGGAGGTAGCGCCGAAGGTCTTATCTGCGCAGCCGGGGGAGATACTCTAGCAGTACCTATTGCCTGGCTAGAAAAACCGTAGAAGCCCAGAAGAACCTCGTTGCGCCTTACAGAGGCCGCTCCAAACTGCGTCATATCAGTTTGTAGGTTGAACGCAATTTTACCTTCGGCGAAGAAATAGAATGGAACGTTTGCCGAGGTTGAAGGTCTTAAAAAGTAGTCCCACGAGAAGTCAAAACGAAGATCGACTGCAAACTGACCCTTGAAAGCTACTCTAGTTACGCCAAGAGCATGGTCATATACACTAACAGGAGTAAGGGTTTGCGCAGTGTTTCGTAGCTTCGCGCTACCAAAAACTGCGGCCGTAAAACCTTTAAAAACAAGTGGGGGAAGTTCGCCTCCGAAGACAAACGGGAGGTTATAACATTCTGGTTGCGCGTATGCCGCACTAAACTGGAAAGGAACTCCCGGCGTGGAAGCTATGGCAAAGGTCGGCGCTTGAACTAGAATGATGCCACAACTAGTGGGTAATATTGCCTGAGCTTTTAAAGTAATCCACGAAATGCCAAACTGTGTCTGTTCCGACGCGGTTATTGTTGGAATACTTCTGGATAAAAAAGGCCCGTCTATAAAGTCAAAGCGAAGCGCCATTCCTGGATAGTTAATAGGATTGACTATATCCGCGAAGTTAAAATCTACACTTTTTCCTCCAAGAAAGGTTTTACCAAATATAGAATCGTCTATCCCTTCTGGAAGAAATGAACCTGCCTTGTTCTTAAATAAAGAGTTTCCGTATACAGTGGAATTTATACCGACGGGCGCAAACAACGTGCCTGTACCGCCAAAATTAAACTGTGGAGCAGGAACTATGGAGTAATTTGGGTCGACGAACGTGAAATTACATATCCCGCCATTTACTGCGGAATCATAAACACGGAGATTAGAACCGAATACTAGTCCTTCGTAAGTAGATTCTATAAGCAGAGCCCGAGTCCGGCAGGTTATTGATCCACCAAGCCCGAACTCAGTTGTAGAACCTACGCTAAGGTTCGCGATCGGTAGCGTATATGCCACCGAAGTTCTCCTTAGTTATTACGTGCGGCGTAGTGAGCCGCTACACGCTCAGCTGGCACTACTGCGTTGTACAGTGCAAATTCTCCAATGTAACCTTGCACCTGTTGTGCTACAGTTGGTCCTGTTGTAGTAAGGCACCCTATAGACATTTGTCTGTTGTAGTAGAAATCTGGCATAGACGTTGCGGCTAGCGTAGATACAAGAACTCCATCTATATACAGATTAGATAGTTGCGTGTACCAAGGATCGTAAGTTACAACTATGTGGTAGTTCGTATTAACTACAAGCGCCGTATGAGAATAACTAAGAATGAAGACTTGACCTGATTGATCTGTAAGGGTCAGTGCAATTTTTCCAGTGGCTAGAAGTTGAATATATCCCATAGCGCCTACTGCTTGGTACCGAGAAGTTCCCCAAAGCATTTGTAGCACGCTTACACTAGTGAAATTAACAAATGTCTCCAAAGTGAACACTTGGCTAGGTAAAGCGGGCGTGTTCCAAGTGTAAAGCCCTCCGGCGCTAGTCTTAATTGCTGTCTGTCCTGCAACGAAGGCAGGAGTCTGCGCGAATAAAGTACCTGCAATATTGTTAAAATATAGCCCGCGCATACCACAAACTGACCGATATCCAGGGTTGGGAGCAGTTAAATCATTAAGCCGCAGATACAAGACAGGGTTATCAGCTTCTACCTCTCCAGCGTAGCCGGGCATTGTAGGAAGTACAACGTGAGTAGTAGGATTTATAAACGAATCATACAGGTTAGTAACATCGGCATCTGAGAAAGCTCTTCCGAAGAAAGAGGCACAACCAAACTGCCCGCCCCATCCACGAGGAATTCCAGGATAAGTTGTATTACCTAAGACATTATGACCAGAGCCGGCTAAATTAAAACCATTGACTGCGCGGCATGCTACTGATCCTGTGTAGACCTGATCATAATTTTCATATGCATATGCCGCAGAGTGTAAATACTGGGCATATGTCCATAGTCTACCAGCGCCGGTTATCGCCGTAGTTTGTGTTAGAACTCCATTATAGTATAGTTTAATGTAGTTATCTTGCAGGTAGACTACTGTTATATGCGTAACCGTGCCCTGAATTACAGCGTGCGTAGCTCTAACTACTGATCTATTCGCGCCCGCGAGCGGTATTCGTACATTAACCACAGTTGGTGTGACTTGAAGAGTGACTCCGGCGGCAATTAATGAATAACTACCCCCATATACTTCGTTCGAAGCCCCGCTGTCTTGGTTAGTAGTAAAAGTGATAAAAAGGTCACTTTCTCCTGTAACTGGCGGAACAAACACATACTCAAAGGTTAGCGCATTATAGTTTGCTGGTTGTGCAGCAGCATTAACACCAAAAATGCCAAAGTCAGCCTCGGAATTTATACCGTAGCGCAGAGTATTATCAGTTAATTGCCCTCTTGTACTGCTTAGCAGCTTGAAAGCTCCTCCAGCAACAGCTGCGGTGGAAAAGGAATAATTATCTAGGCTGGATACAGGCGGGTAATTTATACCATACTCAACTCCGATAAAAGGAGTTCCACCTTGTGCAGAAATTAGCTGATTATAAGTAATACCATCTGAGTACGCCAGATATCCGTATGTTATACCAAAGGCTGGATCACGAAATCTCCTAGCCCAGAAACGATCGGCTGGAGTCTGCGCTCCAAGGGTGTTGATGGGTTTTATGCGATCCCACACAATAGCATTCTTATATGGAGGACCAGAGGGGTCGACTGACATTACAAGAAACTCGCTGTTAGTGTTTAGCCCATCGAAGCCATAGCCACCAGAATTATCTGTAGTTGTATATCCAACCTTAAAGAAACTGTCTCTCTCAAAGAGATAAACAGGGCGATTAGGTAAAGCTACTGAATCCTCGGATACGATGCCATAGATTCCACCAGTACCAGAGGTTATTCCTCTCGTCGGGAAGGGGTAATAAGAAGAAGCTGAAGTAGCGCCAAAACGGTAGTCCGCGCCGACTGAACCTATGACTTTGTCCTGAGAGGATTGAACCACGAAGGTAGTCCCGTCGCTAGAAGATTCCACCACAAACGAGAGGTTAAAAGATTCTAGCGGATTACCAACTGCCGCTGCTCCAGAAACGTTGAGTAGAAAGTGGTCGATAAGTACCGGAGCAGCATACTGGAAAGTAACAGAGAAACTCGTCTCAGTGGTCCAGTTGAAAGCTGTAAAGGTTGCCGTGTTCGAGTCCAACAAATTGGTTAGAGGGTACGTAACGGCGTTATAAAGCGGAGTACCAGTTAGAGCCGTATGATTCGATATCTGGGTTAGAGTCGAATCACACGGATAGAGAGTGGATATGTTATAGGAGCGCGTCGCATTCAAACGATTAAAACGGACTCTCCAATGCGTGGCTGGTGCGGGCATATATTTTACTCTCTTTCTGGGATAAAGACAGTATTATAGCAGAGATATTGGTTTAGAAGTAGCAGTCGATGATTTGCTCGATCAAGGTGGAACGTTTTTCTTCATCCATAGAAGTTACTAGGTCCATAATAAGTTCGGCTTTTTCTTCCTTGCTGAAAGAGGCTATAAGATTCTTTACAACTTGTAGAGGTCTAACCCCTGTAGGTTGAGGCGTGACCCACAACTCCAGATTATCCGGAGCATTATTACCTCTATTTCCATCGATGTGGTGGACATTCTCACCTTCAAGCAGCTTACGATCTAATTTCTGCTCCATAACGTATCTATGTTCTAGCATACTGCCGTTTGGTGTTTGGATTGCGACATACCCATCTCCAGCGCGTGTTGTCCTAGTCCAAAGGTCTGGAGACTTGCTATTTAGCGTATTGTTGTACTTTCCTGAACATGATTTTGAGCAGAATTTATATATTCTATCCTTGGTGTTCTTTTTCTCAAACGTGGTTCCACATTGCTCGCATACGAATTCGTGTATAGCACTTAAACCTATGTTTTTACACTCTACTGAGCAAAAACGTTGATCCTTTCGCCGCTTATGAAATGGATTTCCACAGGCGTCGCACGGAACTTTCTCGCCAAAATCTTTTAGCGTATGCGAATACTTACAGTTTGTAGAACAATATTTTGGCTGCTCCGAACGAAGGATAGTACCACAGTGAAGGCACGTTCTTTGCTTTCCATATTTTGCTACTTCTTTGCACTTATCAGAGCAGTATAAGTGTCTAGTACCAGTGCGAAGAAACTCCTCGCTACAAAGAACACAATTATCTATACGAGCTTCGAAGGCCATTATTCTGCCTCCTTCTCTACTGAAGGCGCAGCGACATCTATTGGATGAATATTACGCTTTAACACTCGTGTAGCATTGTTCGTGATAGATGAGCATGATACTGAACAGTACTTATAGTCCTTGGAATTAGCACTTTTTCTAGAAAAGTGTACTCCGCACGTCAAACATATGTACTCTTTAACACAACTAGCCGCTTTATCGCGGCATGCTATAGAACAATATTTAGTGTCAGGACGATCTTTTAGGAAGTCTTTTCCACATTCTTCGCATGTTCCTTTTCTAACTGTGTTGTCTCTAGCATGCTGATCTATACATTCCCTTGAACAAAACTTTTTCTGCCTTCGACCTAGCGCCTTGCTGCACTGTAAGCATTCCCTCTCTTCTCCGTGCTTTGCAACTTCCTTGCATGCTTCGGAACAATAGACTCCAACCGATCCTTTTCGTAGATACTCACCGCCACACTGTTTGCATTTGTCGATTCGTGCTGTGAAAGCCATAATAATTACTCTTTTGGTTTAAGGAAAGAGTAGTATATACTGCTACACAGGAAATGTCAAGCCTCGCTAACGAAATATTTGTAGTTCGTAACTCGTTGATTTTTATCACAATCTGAACAAACGATTTACCCCGCCGTCAAAAGTACAAATTATGTCGCCCCCATTCGGCACGATAGGCAAACCCGTGGCTGTGTCTAACCAACAAAGTATAGCTCGTAATGCATCAGACGCCCCGTCCTTGTATATAACAACAGCCTCCAAAGCACCACCTCCAGAGAGCGTCTGAACAGCGGTGAACGTAACGTCATCTGCGTCGCAGGCTCCATTAGGCATAACAGCCTTGTTTGCTAGCGGCATACCAACAGCTCCAGATGCGCCGTTGTTACGATACGTAGTCGGAATTAAGCTCATATTTGCCGGAATATCGCCTGGATTAGACGAAGTCTGGTTTATAGTAGTGAAACTAACAGAGGCAGTGTCGACAAGGACGCATTTTAGCGTGTCAGACTCCCAGTTAATCGCTCCACGTGCAAACATGGCACGGGCCATATCAGTTAAGGCATTAGCCATAAATCACCTCTATTAAGAATCAGTTAGAGAAATGTTGTATTCGACTTCGAACGTATCGCCAGTATTGACAACACGCACTGCGCCGTATCTACTAGCAGACAGCAAAAGTCCGCCTGTTCCACCACGTACATTGCTAGACAAAAGCCCCATACCAGCGATATTCACAACGCTTGTACAAACAATGTTAAAGGATGCAACTGCCGCCGTATTGCCAATGACTCCGGCAGCAACAGAACCTGGAATCCAAGTAGGTCTTACCGTGTTACTGAATCCTTCAGTCAAGGACGTAATCTCTGTGGCATTGGAAGCGAAGTTAGCGGCAGTCCAGTTAGCTGCTGGGGATACATTACCAGAGAAGGGCGCAAGATAAAAAGCCGTTTCTTTGTTAGTAGACCCAAGCAGTCCCAGAAGGTACGCAATACCTTGAGTAGGCAGAAGATTGTGATCAATCTGCTCGCCCTCTCCATTTATCCACGTACGATAAGTTCCACGGAGCATGGCAGAATCATGAATAAGGATTCCACCATCTTCTGGCTTCGCGTCGCCTCCGATTATAAAAGTCTGTAGTTCTCGAATGTGCTTCATTTAAGTCTCCGGTTATGGTCTTATAGCCGTCAGCCGGCTGTTGTACAGAGAGATCTTCCCACCGTGGAAAATCTCCAAATCTTTTAGGTTGTATGCCTGAGGTCTTTCAACCTTTCCAGATGGTAGACCAAGGACGAACCCTTTCTCTTCCATCCATACGGCAATCTCCTTCGTTCCCTCATTCTCCTGGGCCCGCAGTTCATTAAGATACATCTCAGCCGAATCTACGACAGTTCCACCCCACCCAGGACCGGACGCTCTTTTATGCGTAAAAGCAAGAGGATCTGTCCCATCGAGGAATCTTATTGACTCTGTTAGCCCTACATATATGCCCGACTGTATCGCCGCAATCCACTGTATCTGCTGTCCAAATTGAACTCTTCCGCGCATTGTATCATATGCACCGTAGCGTAGTGGTTCAGAAAGAAAAAGAGTCGTACCTCTGACAACCAGTAGGCGACCATTCCAGTAAGCGATGCCGGTACCACCAGGTAGAGGATCGAGCACTCTTTGCTCATCCGCTTCGGAGATACTAGATGGTAATGGAATACAGGATGAGTTGCGAATTACTCGTATGATGGAGCCATCTGTGAAAACTGGTTCATCGTTCAAAATTGTCCACGACAGTGGGCCTGAAACGTCTGCCAGGTTTGTAACACCCGTGTCATTTAGCTGTACAAGAACGTTGTTCAACACGGCGTAGGATATGCCTGAGTACTCAAATAGACTATGCGCACTGGCATTATCGATTAATGTCCAGTCGTCCCTGGTGGTAAACGGCCAACCAGATTCGTCTTGGTCCATATTTACAATAGAAATGAGATTAGCTAATCTCTTTTCTCTCGGGCCTGGAAGCTGAAATACGTCCTCGTCGTCTCTACGAACGTTGTCAATTCCAGCCCACGGCCCCATTTTCATGGTCTTGTCAGTCATTAGGCAACACCTTTTACTTTTTCGTACGTGCGCAGGCCACTTAAACCAAGTAGACCGAAGAGAACAGTTGTTAATTCGTCCAAATTAAACTCCGGAAGGACCACAGGATATCCGAGAGTGGCAAAAACGAAGGCCAGCGACGGTTCTACTATGAAATGATAGGCAAAGGCCCATCCGCATACCCAACCAACAAAAGGTCTCCAACCGTTCACAAATACAGAAGGGATAACAATTTCTGTTCCATTTCCGAGTACTTCAGTGGGTGCGTCAGTTACCATGTAAACTTTCCTTTAAAAGTGCCCTGGCATTAAAGCCATGAAAGCATTAATTCCTGCGTGGAATGCGAGATCGATACCTGGAAAGAGCATAGTTCCTATAAAACCAGAAAGCCCCAGCATCGCAATAACTCCAAGGCCAATAAATGCTTTATGGCCAACACGATTAACGAGTATCTTGCCATCGAGGTTTTTCAGCTTGGTAGCTTCATTAAGTTCATGCCCCTGAAAGATTCCGAGTAATTCGACGTTGGCCGAAAGGTTACGCTGTTGAACATCGAGTATTTTTTCATGGCGTAGTGCTTGCAGCCTATCAGAATTTGCTAAGGCTGTTGCAACCGCGCGCACGGCTTGTCTCGTCTGCTCACGTTCTTCTTTAAATTCTGCTCCTTGCTTGGTTATAAGATCCTGTAGGCCAAAACCATGAGCCTGTATGTCACTTATTCTGCCCTCGGCAGCATCCAGTTTAGCGCCAAGCCTCTTGTTTACAGCATCTTGACGAATCCAGCGTTGAGCAATAGTCTCTTGGCACGATACGCTCAGAGGGCAATTTTCCATGCTGTAATCATCAGTCATGGTCTTTTAGTCTTGTTGCTTAAGCAGAAGGTCCGGCTAACGTCGCATCCAGGAAGTCCTGTAAACCTGTGTAGGTTTTTGCTGCGATAGCGCCCCATCGGTCGTTTAGTGCCTGCGCTTCTGCCGGGTTAGCAATACCAAAAGCTGCGCCAAATACAGCGGCCGAGACACCAACAGTTTGAGCACGTAAGCCGTCTAGCTCGCGTAAAACAGAAAGTCCTGTCTGAATAGACTGGATAGCATTAGCCAGACGTAGACCACGAGCGTTAGTGGTGTTGAGATTTACTAGTAAAGCCATGGTTAAATTCCTGCGGTAATTGGTTGAAGAATAGCAAGCGCATCTATACGTGCTTGGATGTCGTCCCTCGTCGGAGAAACCGATAGTGGTACAGCTAGTATAGCACGAGCTGCCGCAACATCCAGTTGCGATTGAAGTAAGGCGGTAGCAAGCCATTGCGCGCGAAGTATAACTGCCGCGCGCTCTTCTGCTGTTCCCAAAGCATAGGCAACTGCCACCCGTTGTCCAGCGCGAGTTTCGGCAACAGGGTTGGCATAACCCAGTGATGAATCAGGTGGATCGTAGATCAATGGTAGCCAGCCAATCGACGCCAACTGCGCGACGGATAAAGATGTAAACGGTACGATATTAGGACCACTATGCACCCACTCCGGAGTATCTGCTGGCGCTAGATTATAGACGTAACTCATTATGTGCTCCACTCGAATAGATTGCCATTTATACCGGTGCCGGCGTAAAGTTTCTGCTTGTGGATAACCAAGGCTGCGCTATAAGTTTCTGCGCCCAATTTCGGCGCTCGTAGTTGCCATGCGTCGATGTTATTCCACGCCAACAACAAATTGGAGGTATAGCCCGTTACGTACAGCGTGTTATTAAACACAACTAGGGCTCTGGCGCGCGAGTTAGTGCCGTACGCAGGTGCTTTCTGCACCCAGGCATTAGTACCGTTCCACTCTAGAAGACTACCGCTAACAAATCCAGTCCCGCCATAGAGTTTGCCGTTAAACACGGCCAAGGAGTAGACAATAGTTTCACTACCATACTTAGGCGCTTTCTGCACCCAGGCATTAGTACCGTTCCACTCTAGAAGATTGCCGCCGGGGCCTGTTCCGCCATAGAGTTTGCCGTTAAACACGGCCAAGGAGTAGACAACAGTTTCACTACCACACTTAGGGGCTTTCTGCACCCAGGCATTAGTGCCGTTCCACTCTAGAAGATTGCCGCTGGGGGTTGTCCCGCCGTAGAGTTTGCCGTTAAACACGGCCAAAGAGTAGATATGGGTCTCACTACCATACTTAGGCGCCTTCTGCACCCAGGCATTAGTGCCATTCCACTCTAGAAGAAGGCCGTTGGGGATTGTTCCGCCATAGAGTTTGCCGTTAAACACGGCCATGGAGTAGATAGAGGTCTCACTACCATACGTAGGCGCTTTCTGCACCCAGGCATTAGTGCCATTCCACTCTAGAAGAAGGCCATTGATGGGACCTGTTGCACCATAGAGTTTGCCGTTAAATACGGCCATGGAGTAGATAGAGGTCTCACTACCATACTTAGGTGCTTTCTGCACCCAAATATTACGCCCTTGGCGCCACCCTGCTTGCAGTCTGGAGCCTATCATACTTGCACCCCAACCCATGATGCAAAGGCCAGAATACTGCCAGAAGGCATAGACTGTACCTCCAGTAGCATCTTCGCACTTAGAGCGGTTGGCAGTGGTACTGCAGTTGACCCGACCCATAACCAAGCGGAGGGATATGCGAGTGTTCCTGCTGAACTGGCGTGCTGTGTGAATTCAATCTGTACACTCGCACACAGCGGAGGAGTTGGTGTGTCTGATAGTGCTAACGTTATTGCTGTACCAGATGGAATTGTGTAAGAGTAGCATTTCCCATCTAGCGGGATTGTTAGTGTACCGCTGGAGGCAGTAAGGGTGGTATTCCCTGCCTGACTGTAGCCCGTTATGTATGGAGCAATACCTATTACGGTAATCTTCGCAGTGATATAGTCCCAAAACTTAGTCAAAATTCCTTTGCGATTAGCGGTCTCACTCGCATCGTAAAACGGAACGTAATCATCATCTGCCAAGATGTCGTTTTCGGCAGTCATACCATTGATGTCGGGTGGGCGCGCATCGGTGCCTTGAGCAACCGTCGCCGCTCCAATCGCGGCCGGCGTAATATGGGCGGCATTGACCAGTAGTTTGCTGTCAGTTCCGAGAACTGCAAGATTTCCTACGTCAGAAGATACTGCCGTTGGTCCGGCTGGACCCGTGTCCCCATCTACTCCAGCAGTTCCTGTGTCTCCCTTGTCTCCTTTAGCTCCGTCGGTACCAGCGGCTCCTGTGTCTCCCTTGTCTCCCTTGTCTCCTTTAGCTCCGTCGGTACCAGCGGCTCCTGTGTCGCCCTTAGCACCAGCGGCTCCTGTGTCGCCCTTAGCACCAGCGGCTCCTGTGTCGCCCTTAGCACCAGCGGCT